AGTATATTACTTGTTTATATTATTGTGCTCGCCTATGCTCGCCTATTTCAGGGGTATGTGGAAAGTATGTTTTTTATTAGTATTTTATTACTGTTTTTATTTGGAACAGCAATGTGAAATTGACATACTTTTGTTTATTAGTGTATTATTGTGGAAATTATAGTGTACGCAAGCCTCCTTTTAATGACAATTCCGCGTGAAACGGCTATAATAATTTAGTAAAAGTATTTTCCACATGTCTGTAATATGTTATTAATTAGTATAATAGACTTTTTTGTGAAATATTACTAAATTTATGGCTTTAGAGGCTATTTTACTCCAATTATTTAGTAACTTGGAAATAAGTAACTTAGCATATTTTATTGTGAGGAGCCTCACAATATCCACACAATATCAATAATTTTTTTAATTTTTTTTGGCGCTATAATGTATTGTGTATTAATGTATTATAATTTATTTTATATTTTTTTTTATATTATGTATTGTATATTACATTTATTTATTATTTTTGTGTAGTTCATTGATGTATTGGGATACGCGGTAAGTAAACCACACTCCGCCGACGAAATATACGGCTTTAGCCAGTATACGGCGGGATGCGGGAGCTGAAAGTCGGTTAGTAAACTATTGTGAAATACTCGAAACCCGCTCAATATAAGTAACTTGCCAGATACGTATTTTTGTTTTTTAACATATTTTTGGGGATATTGATATAAACTAATAAATATTAGTACATTATTTGTAAAATTTGGACGTGATCCTCATAACAACTGATTTCCAATAAGTTATTAAGTATGTCAATATCATAGTACAATACCCATTGCCGATTTAAACCGCTGGAAGCCAGTTACTTCCGTATGTTCTAACGTAACTTGTCGGTTGAAAGTTTGTACTATATTAACAAATTTTGAGGAGGGAAATCAAACTGCCTGTCTCTCAATAAGTTAGACCCACAGTACTCCTGTAAACGTTCGGAGTTGGGAGCCGATACCGTTCATATGCAATACTTTAAGCCGAACCTGTTGTGAAATAGTTGCCAAATTGTATTGTAATATCGTAACGTACTACTGTTTGAAAAATGGTGTTTACAAAAACAAGTTTACAAACGGGGGCACGTGGCTTAAAAACCACAAAACAAATTTTGGGAGGAATAATAGTACTTGCCGAAATACATTTGTGCAGCGAGTGCACAGTGCCCCACAATGCCGTGGTTGGCAGTATTTTACATTTATTTATTAATTTACAAAACAAAACAAACAATGGAAAAAATGAATCAAACACCCGCCGAAGTTAATGCAACTTCAAACAACAGTAACAACGCAGACGTCCTTCAGAAGGCTGTTTTAAAACAAGCCAACAAAAAAGCCAAAACAAGTAAGTCAACAAGTAAGCCAAAAGCCGAAAGTAAGCCAAAAGATGGTGGGAAGAACGCTAAAACCGACAAAAAAGCTCCTAAAAAAGGAGGTCAGTCGATCGCTTCAAAAATGGACGAAATAATAACAGCCGGTGGAACATGGGACGAGCTGGTGGCAAAGGTTCAAAAAGCCAGTAACTCAATGGGAGGCACAATGAAACATTCAATTGCCACACTCAAAGCTCACATCAAATTCCGCACAGTCACGCAAAAAGCCAAAAATCCTCATTATTTGGGCAACAAAAAAGTAACTGACAGTGGAATTGGAGTTCCCACCAAAAAAGCCAAAAAAGTGGCTTAAATTCTGTTTTGTTACAAAACAAAAAAGCTCAGCCGATTGGCTGGGCTTTTTTTATGAGTAATATGTAAACTTATTTATAAAAACTAAAATTGAAATATTATGAAAAGAAAAGTCGTTGCAAAAAGAGAATTCGTTGCAAAAACAGAAGCCGAATATCAAAAACAATGTGAAAAGTTTCAAAAATTATTTGAACACCTAGGAGCCATTCAAAAACTAATTTTTGAAATAAACAAAGTTCCAAAAAACGATGTTCCCAACCATATGTTGGAGGACTTCTTAAGTCCACACTCATATGACTTATATTCCTCCATGGAGGATTTATATGAGGATACGGTAACCACAATGCGTATGGACTTTGAAATTTTAAATTGTGAGTAAAAACAAGCCCAGCCAATCGGTTGGGCTTTTTTATGGTTAATATGTAAACTTATTAAACCACACAAAATGGAATTCAAAACGTTATATTATCCAGGTTTTGTAGTTGCAGGCATGGTGATAGAGGGTGGCTTTATATGGACTATTAAAATGCTTTGCATAGATGATGACATTATCCGTTTCTACTTTTGGATGAATTAAAAAATGGCTCAACTCTTTGATGGGTTGGGCTTTTTTTATGGCTTAATATGTAAACTTATAAAACTGCATAAAATGAAAAAATCATTGTACCCGCTCGAAAGGGCAAGGAGGCACGTAAATGGATTCATTCGGATTGAGATCCGCCAACAGAATGAAACCCATAGGCTTTACAATATTTATGTGGCATATGGAGACAAAGCATTTGAATTACATTCTATGGCTCACGAATCAATTGAAGAAACTGAATCCACGGTATGTCGTATAATTGAATTGAATAGGGATTGGTTACCTATAATTACAAGGGACCTCTATTGAAATCAGAAGCACGGTGAAATCCCGTGCTTTTTTTATGGTTAATATGTAAACTTATTTTATTCATTATAAATCTAAATTGAAATACCATGAACACAATTGCTTATGAAAGGCAATCAAAAGAAAGTATCAAGAAATTGATATTGGAGATCTTTGACGAACAAAATCTGACTCCTATTGGCCAGAAGCATTTTTTGACAAGAAACATCAATAGTGAAAAAGAACTATTGAAAGACTTGGAGATTGCCCATGCTCGTCCCTTCAAAGACAGGTGGTACTTAGGTGATAGAGTTTCTTACATTTGGTTAACAAATGTAAAAAACGAAATCCAAGTAATGCAAGAAATGAGGGATGAGTTGCAAAAGAAATACAAAGGCAATATTATCAGAGTTGGTTGGAAAGAGTCAAACATTAATGAAATTAAGGAGCCCTGATAAGGCTCCTTTTTTTGTCTTTATAATGAACTTAATTATTAATCTTTAAATTTAATTGACATGACAAATGTGAAAATGGAAAAGAAAGGTAACGTTTTGACAATCACAGTCGACCTTACCAAAAAAGGAACACCATCCTCGACAGGGAAATCTTTGGTTATTGCTTCTACGCAGGGAAATCAACTCGTGGAAGGGACTGATGTCTATGTGGGACTGAATGTCTATAAAAAAGCACAATAGCCAAACCTGGAATGAAATTAAGGTTGCTCTTATTAAGTAAAAGGGCAACCTTTTTTTATGAATGCAATTTCGTTTAACCAAAATCATTTAAAAGATGCAAAGAAAAGTTAAGCATGTCATTAAACCGATGCCTCCTGCAATGAAAGAAAAGCTTGAGAAAGCAAGACTTGCACAGGAGGTTAATGAAAAGATCCGATTGAAGAGTATAAAACGCAAAAAGTTTCATGCTCCTAATTCAACACCTGTTATCCTTCCTGAAGACTTTACTGGAAGGGATTTGAAAAAGGCTATCAAGCTCGTAAAAGAAATGAAACGAAGAGAAAAGAAACAAAAGAAAGATGGAAACCGTTGAACATATTGGACCTGTACTGAAAGGTAAGGAAAAAAGGAAGGAGAAGTATCTTCGATTCCTATCAAGAGGTGATATATTTTTGGTAAATGAAAAGGGTCAAATACAAGGACCCAATAGTGGTTCATTTTCCGAGAATTGGATATTCCTTGGGGGCTCAAAACATCATTGGAGCAGTTCTCCTACGGTGTCATTAAAACAAGCATTTGAAAACCCATCCTTATTAAATGGATGTCTTGGTTGGGATATTGATCATGGAACAACCAGACGGTGGGGTGGATGTTATTATGGTAAATTACCCAGGATCACTGGGGCATATACATTTGAACATTAAACCAAATTGTAAGACTAAAATGACAAAACTAAAAGACTACATTCGTTTCCATACCTGGGAAAATGAAGAGTATGTAAAGTGCAATTCTATGGTTGCATTGAAAAGATGGATAGAAGAATGGGCAGGTTATGATTCCATTCAAGACTTTGAAACGAGAACAGGTGTGGAAGTATCAACACTCATAAATGTTTGGTTCTTTATTGTTAATGATAGAATTTTTATACACTAAAATTTGAAATTATGGAAGAGAAAGAAATTGAAATCTTGTCAAGGGCTATGTTTAGCCCATCATTCCCTTGCAATCCTTTACCTTTTTTAAATGGATTGCATGAAGGAGTGAAAAAGTATGGAACGTGGTGGATTAAAACTGACGTCGCTAAAAAGATATTGTACGTCATTATTGCTCAGGCCTATGGCCAATCATTCAAATTAGAATCTTTGGATGAGTACGAAAGATTGTTAAGATCAACCAAATAAACAGAATGAAATGAAAACGAAACCATTAAGTCAGGAAACAATTAAAAACATTATTGATAATGCTGAATCCTCACCAGAGGCTCTTTTGAATCTTTACAAAGAGGTATTGAAGCCCATTGACTGGGATACAATTGAAAAGATTCTACCTTGGAAAATCCAAATCAACGAAACAACGGGTTTGTGCATTTTAAACGATATGCATAACAAATTCTCAAAAGAACTTGGAAAAGATCCTTGGGAAGTTACCAGCCTAATCCTCAACAAAGGATTTTCATCCCAGCATTCAGATGTGAATGATTGGGAAGTGCGTATTATGGATGATTGTATAACTCTAAAAAAGTAAGATATGACAATAGGTGAATTAAAAGAAGTATTGCAAGACTTAGATGACGATATGGATGTTCGTCTTGCTATGCAACCTTTCTGGCCGTTTGAATACACCATAGGTGATACTGCCGTTGTAGGTGATGCTGAGAATGAAGATGGGGAGAGTGTTCTCTATTTGACTGAAGGAAGACAGATAGGATACCTACCAAAACGAGTCTGTGATGAACTCGGGTGGTAATTAATTGAGGTAGAGTCAATTAAAATTAAATTTGTATATTTAATAAATTTGTTTTACATTTGTATTTTAAATTTAATTAAAAACATAAATTTGAAACAGGTTAAACTGGCAAAGAATGACATGGGGGAAACCGTTCTAAAAATCATGTTTCCCTACGATGTTGATTTGTTACTTAAAGTCAGAACCCTTTCAGGTAGAAAATGGCATCCTGAACAAAAGTGTTGGAGTGCTCCTCCATACCCAGAGAATGTCAAATCGTTAGAAACATGGGATTTTGACTTTGATAGTAACGTTAGAAACTATTTGAACAGACGTTCTGAAAAGAAAGTCAAATTGTCCAAAGTCCACGTGAAAGGACTTAAAGGCACATTGTATCCATTTCAACAAACTGGTGTTGCTTTTATTGAAGCCAACAATGGGAGGGCTTTGGTAGCCGATGAAATGGGATTAGGTAAAACAGTGCAGGCATTGGCTTGGTTACAAATGCACCCAAGGAAAAGGCCTGCCATTATTGTAGTCCCCGCTTCATTAAAATTGAATTGGGTCAAAGAGGCTGTAAATTGGATGCGTAATCCAAAGATTGAACTTCTAATGGGCACCAATCCATGGGAACTCGAAGGAGAAATAATCATTATAAATTATGACATACTACATGATTGGTTACCTGTACTAAAAGAGTACGATGCAAAGGTTTTAATTACTGATGAGTGTCATTATTACAAAAGTAATTCTGCTAAGAGAACGAAAGCAATCAAAACACTTGCAAAACAAATCCCACACGTCATTGCATTATCTGGGACTCCAATACTAAATCGTCCGATTGAAATATATAATGCAATACGAATCATAAATCCAGAATTGTTTCCAAACTATATGGCTTTTACGGAACGATATTGTAATCGAAGGTTCACAGGCTATGGTTGGGATTATAATGGAGCTTCACATACTGAAGAGCTACATGAAAAGCTAACTGGATCAATTATGATTCGAAGACTTAAAAAAGATGTGCTTAAGCAACTCCCCGCTAAGGTGAGATCCTTTGTTCCCATACAAATAGACAACGAGGGGGAGTATAAGGCAGCAGAGACCGATTTCCTTACCTTTATTCAACAAACAAAAGGCAAGGAAGCAGCCATACGAGCGTCTAACGCTGAAACCTTGGCTCAAGTCACTGCTTTAAAACAATTAGCAGTGAAAGGGAAAATGAAAGTAGCTTTAAACTGGATTAAAGACTTTTTGGAAGTAGGTGGTAAATTAGTTGTATTTGCCATTCACAGATCCATCATTGATCAAATAATGACAGAGTTCGGAGATATTGCAGTAAAAATAGATGGCTCAGTTAATATGACACAAAGGCAAAAGGCAATTGATGAGTTTCAAAGCAATGAAAACATAAGATTGTTTGTGGGGAACATCAAAGCGGCTGGAGTTGGAATAACATTGACGGCAGCATCAAATGTAGTATTTTTAGAACTGCCTTGGACTCCAAGTGAGTTATCACAAGCCGAAGATCGTTGTCATAGAATTGGACAGGAAGACAATGTCACTGCATACTATCTATTGGCAATGAGCACCATTGAAGATAAAATAATCCATATACTCGATGCCAAACGAAAAGTATTGGACGCAGTATTGGATGGTAAAATTACTGAACAGGAATCACTCTTAACTGAATTAATTAACTCGTACCTAAAAGAAAAATGAAGGACATCAATTTGATTAGAAAAGTAGCATGGTCATTCCATCAAACGACTAAATTGGATTGGGATGATCTATTCCAAGAAAGTGCAATCGCATACCTAGAAGCATTACAGACCTATAACAAAAAGAAAGGTCAATTGTCAACCTATGCTTGGCATTGTATGGTTTCTAGACTCAGAAATTATTGGAGAACTGAGAATGAATATCAAACTCCATTATGTGATATTGAATCCATATTTGGAAAAGGATATGAGAATGAAAGACTTTGGGATAAAATACCAAAGGATATACACAAGCAGGTGTCAATAATATTTGAACACGCTCATTTGTTGGATTCCTTTTTCTTAGCAGGGCAATCTAACGAATGGATTGATTCAACAAATAACAATGAAAAACGACGTGAGGCCAGACTCACAGTTCGACGATTATTAAGAGAAGCTGGATACAACAGAAAACAAATCAACAAGACAATCAATAAGATTCAATCTGCAGTAAGTAAGTTCTAAATTAAAATTGTATAATAAGTCTAACTAATTAACACGAAACAAAATGAAAGAAAAAATCAGAAAAGAAGCAGAGGAAATCACAATCTCCATGAACATTGTTCTAAAGGATGTGATAAAGAAAATGTCAAACGTGACATTATTACGAAACATTCATCCAAGTTACAGAGAACCCTATGCTTATGCATTCTTTAGGGAAGACATGATAACAAAGGAAGAACTGAAAGAATTTGTCAGACTCGCAAGGTAATGGACATTGTTCAGTTATATCAAGACTTTGGTATAGAAATTGCTCCTGAGGGGCACCACCACACTCGACCGGGCTGGATCAATGTGGAGTGCCCCTTCTGTTCAGGAAACCCTGGATATCATTTAGGCTACGAATTGGAAGGAAATTATTATACTTGTTGGAGATGTGGATGGCATCCCATTGTTCCAACTCTTTCCAATTTATTACATATGAGTGGAGATCAAGTATCCACCTTAATTAAAGACTATGGACTTAATGCCCTTACCCTACCAAAACCTAAACTTCAAAAGGCTGGATTAAAACCATACCGATTACCTTCTGGTACATTTCCATTGGAATCATATCATAAAAAATATTTAGAGTCAAGGAACTTCGACCCAGACCTAATACAAAGACTTTGGGCTGTCGTTGGTACAGGACCTGTAAGCCTCTTAGACGGACTTTCCTATAAGCTCCGTATAATAGCCCCGGTCGTATGGGATAGCCGAGCAGTCTCCTTTGTTTCACGTGACATCACAAATAAACACCCTCGCAAGTATTTAGTGTGCCCTAAAGAACGAGAAATAGTATTTCATAAAAACATTTTATATGGAAAACAAGAAGCATGGAAAGATACAGGTATTTGTGTGGAGGGACCCACAGATGTCTGGAGGTTCGGAGGTAATTCCTTTGCAACGTTCGGAATTAAATATACCAACAACCAAATCAGATGTATGGCAAAAACGTTTAAAAGGATTGCGATCGTTTTCGATGACGATGCACAGGCAGTGGTTCAAGCCAAAACACTTGTGAACGAATTAAGAGTTAGAAACGTTGACGCATTCCATGTTCCCATTAAAGGAGATCCTGGGAGTATGGAACAGAATGAAGCAAATTATTTGGTTAAACAATTAATATCTTAAAATTATGGCCAAAAAGGAAATTGAAACACACAATGATTTATCAAAGGGTATTACAATTGATGGGATTTCCTTCGTAGATTACGCGCATTGGTGGAAACCAAGAGAAACAAAACCAAGATTAAGATGGTTAAATCAACAAATAAATAGTTTATGAACAAAACAAAAAAGACCAAGACACTTACCGTTACATTGAATGATCCTATAAAGGATACTGAAGTAATTGAAATCCCTTACAAGTTTACCAAGAAAGATATTATGAGATTCCTTCACATCCGATACGGTAAGCAAGGTTGGATGGGATATGAAGTAAAAAAACAAATACCTATACGAGATGAAACGTAAGAAATAAACAGGGAGTACGTGGTTGCTCAACCAACACTCAGAAAGAAGCATAAATGGATAACTCGTCCAGGCTTTCGTAGATACCGGTGTGTTCATTGTGGTTGCAAAAAGTACTGGGATACTGCAATGGGTAGAATAATGTTTGAAGACAGGAGTGGAAACATTTTATACTTCACTCCAAATTGTCCTGTCACTGATTCTATACTTAAACAATCATAAAAATGTTAAGACTATTAATTTTTGGAATTGTGCTATCAATCATTTTATGGTGTGTAGCAAAAAGATATGGAGAGAACTTCCTCCTAAAGGACTACGAACAGGAATATAAAACCCTGGATAGAATGGTTCATAAATATCATATGAACCAGCATAATTATACAAGAATTAAGCATAAGTTTACTGCCATTAAAAAGTATTCTTGTAGAGATCGTGAACGTCTTGATGTATTAAACAGAGAATTCAAATCAAAATATAAGTCGTTTGTAGATAAGGAAAATCAAACTAAAACTGAAAAGAGATGAAAAAAATGATGTTATTCTTCGTATTCTTAACTTGTCTTGGAATGGCACTCTGTCCTCCACTGGATAAGAAAGTCATTGAAGTAAAGGTAATAAGATTCTACGAGTTCTTACAGTATGAAAGAGAACTTGCTTTATTTGCAGAGCATCTCGGATGGAAAGAAAGCCGAAACAATTGGCAGGTAATTAATTCAATAAATTGTATGGGAGCCTATCAGTTTCATCCTAAGACACTTCAAAGACTTGGATATGATATTAAACCTGCAGAGTTTAGAAAGGATCCTTCCATTTTCCCTAAAGAATTGCAAGAGGAATGTTTACGTTTATTGATTAAAGTAAATCTTATGTCACTAAAGAAATACGAACACTATATTGGAACGACTATTAAGGGAATAAAGATTACACGATCAGGATTATTGGCTGGAATGCATCTAGGAGGATTAGGCTCAGTAAAGGTATTTCTATTAACAAATGGAAAGGCTGACCGACAAGACATGAACGGAACGAGTATATCAGACTACATTAAAGAGTTCTCAGCCTATAAAATATAGAGTTTGAAGGGGTTAAAAAATATTTTATGAAAAATTTGTTTAATCAAATTTAAGTATTTACATTTGTAACCTCTAAAAACTAAATTCAAATGAGGGCGGTCATGGTTGAAATAAGTTTACATTTTCATTTTTCAGATTTTGTGTTAATTAGTCAAAAGGGTAGTAGGTGCCGCCCCACCGAGGCCCTTTTGACTTTTTATTCTCTATGAATTATGAATGTCTTTAAAGAAATACTTCAAGTGAAAAAAGATCTGTTAGACATTGCAAAAAGATTAGAACAATCCATGGAACAGTTAGACAGAATTAAATTTCACTTGCGAGGTGAAGTTGGATTGAATTTCCAAAACGTCGGTCAGCATGGTAAGTGTTTGAAGCTCAAAAGAAAAGATAGTTTAAAAAACGGCAATATGAGCGCAAACAGCCTAAAAAAGGCTGAAAAAAATCGTATATTATACTATAATATAAAAACAATTCCTCCAGATAAAAAATCGCTTCACGATTATTGCAAAGAAAGAGGAGGACTCGTTGACCCAAACGAGTTCTACGATTTCTATCAGTCTAAAGGATGGCTCATTGGAAAGACTCGAATGAAAGATTGGCAGGCTGCAGTTCGAACTTGGGAAAGAAATAAGAAAGGATTGATTCAAAACAAACCTCCAATCTATGATGAAGGAATAAAGTATGTCTGGGATTCAAAGTCACAAAAGTATAGACATTCAGTAACAGGAGCAGTTTATATTCCTTAAATATGATTGAACGAAAAATATTAATTGGATTAATTACCTCGACTGAGTTTTGTCAAAAGATAAGAGAATATTGGAATATTCATTTGATGGAAACTGCAATAGCAAAACGCATTGCAAGTTGGTGTTGGGAATATTTCAATAAGTACAACAAAGCACCTGGTAGGGAAATTGAAACAATCTACCATTCTAAACTTAAGACTGATAGACTTCAACCCGAATTAGCGGAAGAGATAGAGAACGACTTTCTTCCAGGTTTAAGTAAGGAATATGAGAATTCAGATTTCAACTTAGACTTATTACTTACCGAAACTGAAAAGCACTTTAATGAAGTACACCTTAAAAAACATACCGAGGGAATTCAAGCCCTGTTAGAAAAAGGTGAAACAGATAAGGCTGAAAAGTTGGCAGCTGAATTTAAACCATTAGGTTTTGTTTCTGAAAGTTTAAATACGCATATTCGAACCATTGGACAAATTAGAAAGATAGATAGAAAGAAACCAACACTATTAATGAAACCTTGGTTAAGAGAAGGACAAATTTATATCTTATATGGTCCCCCAGGTTCAGGTAAAACGTGGTTGGCAATGGCAATTGGTTACTTGTTAGGTGTTAGAAACTTTGACAGATCAGAATGTCAAATAGGAAATTGGCAAGTTAAAAATCCTACTGGTTGTCTCTATATTGATGGGGAGTTGGGTGAGGTAGAAATGGAAGAGAGAATAAGACAGTTTGAATGGTTAGGAGTACAGCAGGGAGATTTCAGATTTCGAGCCTTCTGTATTCCAGAGTATCAATTGGACACAGAGGACACCTTTCAATTATCCAATAAAATAAATCAACGTAAGATAATTAAATGGTTTGAAACTCATCCAAATTATAAGTTTGTAATTTTGGATAGCATTAGTACTTTGTTTGGATTGGAGGATGAAAATAATAATAGTGAATGGAACAATAAAGTCAATCCAATACTTAGAAGCTTTAGGGCTTTAGGTGTTGCGTGTTTATTGTTACACCACGCAGGTAAAGATAACAAGAAGGGATTGAGAGGTGCTTCCTCTATGTCTGCAATGGCTAATGGTGTATTTAGATTAACTAATCATCCACACAAAGATCCTGATGCAGGTGAGGCTTGGTTTATTTTAGGTAAAGATAAGCAAAGGCAAGCAGGATTTATATTTAAATCATTTGCAATGAAGTTCACACAGAATCTTAATAAGACTGAAACGCATTGGAATATATCACATAATTTTGACGATTAACCAAATATTAAAAATCATGTTTATAATTAGAAAAAGTTTTGAATTTAGTGCAGCACATTGCTTGGAGCATCTACCAAAGGATCATCCGTGTTCCAAAATTCACGGTCACAATTATATTGTGACAGTTGAATTAAGATCGAACAAGTTAGAAAAAGGATTTGTTCGTGATTACAGAGATTTGAAAGTTGTAAAGGAGTACCTTGATTCCCATTGGGATCATGAATTTCTAAATGTCATGATGCCTCTTCTTGTACCAACTGCGGAGAACATGGCTCATTATCTGTTCTTGGAATTTGAAGATAAGATTCCAGAGTTATATGCTGTAGAAGTCAGTGAAACTCCTAAAACAAATGCACGGTATGAAAGATAGTGTTCAAATCATCCCAGCAGATCATTATAAAAATAAAGGTAAGGAGAAATCTGACAAGTATCGTTACCTAAACGTGTCTGAATTCTTTACCAATACAATACAGGGAGAAGGGGTGCACATAGGCCGTTCGGCCACATTCTTACGACTTTCAGGATGTTCACTCAGTTGCAAGTACTGTGACACAGCCAACGTGTGGTCACAGGGCACTCCTTTCTCCTTTATTGAATTATTTGATCTTATGTCTCAATTTGGTGTAATTAAAAAGTTAGCCAAAGGAGATCATTTCGTAATTACTGGAGGCAGCCCTTTACTTCAGCAATATAGACTTACCATGTTCTTAATGGCCTTTGAAGACACATTTCGATTTCTACCTATTATCGAAATAGAGAATGAGTGTGTAATTCAACCCACTGATTCCTTATGTAAGTATATTGATACTTGGAATAACTCCCCTAAGCTCACTGATAGTGAGATCCCTGCCAAGAAGAGGTATAAGAAAGATGTAATCCAATATATGAGTAAATTACCAAACTCTTGGTTTAAATTTGTAATCTCCAATGAAGACCAATGGAAAGAAATTGATGAGTTCTTTCTTAAGCCTAGACTTATCCATAGGTCACAGGTTATCTTAATGCCAGAGGGGGCCACAAGAGTACGACTTGAACAGAATCGTGATATGGTTGTTGAGATGTGTATTCAGAACAACGTTCGTTTTTCTACTCGAGAACATATCATTCTTTGGGATGACAAGAAAGGAGTCTAAAAGAATGACTTACAGAAATTTTATTTTTCACAAGAACACTTCAAAAGAATATTTGTATAATAAGTGTCGTTAAATTAATTTAATGTTTAATTAAAATTTGAAATTTATGGATTTAAAAGCACTGCGCGCAGCCGCAAAAGAACTGAATGAGGTTATTGGCCTCGTTGATGACGATGGCAATGACATCGAGATTACCAAGAAAATGACTGAGGATGAACTCAAAAAGATCCTCAAGGAAGCAACGTCGCTTGTTAAACCGACAGACGTCCTGAGTGACGAAACCCAGGAAATACTTGACGAACTGAGTGCCGGGGACGAAGAAGAGGAAGAGGAAGAGGAAGAAGCCAACGAGGAAGAGGAAGAGGAAGAGGAAGAGGAAGAGGAAGAAGCCAACGAGGAAGAGGAAGAGGAAGAGGAAGAAGAGTCCCTTCACGACAAAGTGGAAGGTGCTGACAAGCTGGCAGACCTGAAAGCCATTGCCTCTGAGAACAACGAATTCAAACCCCTCCGGAAGAAACTTAACACTTTCAAGAAAGCCAATGAGCTGAAGGAAGCAATGTTGGATCTGTTGGACGACATCGAAGCAGATGAAGCCGCTGAAAAGATTCACGAGAAAAACATCAAGAACCAGCCTGTCAGGGGTGGGAAGGGTAAACCTGAGCCAAAGGAAGAAGAGGAAGAGGAAGAGGAGGAAGAGGAAAAACCGAAAAGGAAAGGTGGTCCTCCCAAGGGTGTAAGGCCCAACTTCAAAAAGGAAGGTTCAATGGCCGAATTCATGGACAACCTGGTTAAGAAAGGTGGGACCTGGGAAGAGCTTGCCAAGACTTGTGAAAAGGAAGGTAAGAAGAGAGAACTGAGAACGAAGTTTACCCCCAGTACAATGAAAGCCCATGTCAAGTTCCGGGTAAGTAAAGATCCAAAGTTCCTCGGTAAACTGAAGATCACCAACGATGGGATTAAGTAAGGAGGAATTGATCCGGGGGATCTTGCAAGAATTGGGGGAGGATCCAAATCGAGAAGGTTTAAGAGGAACTCCCTCAAGGATTGTAAGGTCCTGGAATGAAATTTATGCTGGCTACCACCAAAAGGTAGCCAGTATATTTACAACCTTTACTGAAACCAATGGGTACAGTCAATTGGTTGTTTGCAAGAACATTGAACTCTATTCCACGTGTGAACATCATATGTTACCTTTCTTTGGTGTAGCACACGTTGCATATCTACCAGACGAAAAGGTAATAGGTTTATCCAAACTACCTAGACTGGTAGATATTTATGCACGTCGTTTACAAATCCAAGAACGTATTGGAGAACAGGTTACTGATGCTTTAATGCAATATTTAAAGCCAAAGGGTGCTGCTTGTATCATTGAGGCTGTCCATATGTGCACAAGGATGCGTGGTGTACAGAAACAGAATTCCTCAATGATTACTTCATCCCTTAAAGGTTGTTTTTTGGACGACTATGCAATACGAACTGAATTGATACAATTAATAAATATGCAATCAAATGCGTAATGCGTTGGTTACTGGAGCTTCCTCTGGCATAGGGGAAGCCATTTATGAACATTTAAAACTCTCAGGTGAGTTTGACAATGTTTATGGACTGAGCAGAAGGGGACCTGACATTGAACTTGATCTATCACTGTTACGTGGTACGTCACGAAGTTTGTTTCAAAGAATTAACGAGTTGGATTTACTGATAAACTGTGCAGGGATTATGCCCTTAGAAGAAAGGTTTACTGAGTATGACATACTCAATGTAAACTTCTGGGGGACGTATTGGGTAATCAAAACTCTGACAGAGCAGATATTTAGAAACTCTTTGGAAAAGGAAATACTTGGTGCATTATACAATAAATGCATAATCAACATTGCCTCCGTATCGGGAATGAAAGCCGATGCAGAGCTTCCTATTTATGCAGCATCAAAGGCAGCAGTCATATCTCTTACCAAAAGTCTTGCTAAGAAATGGGCACCAGAAGTGCGTGTCAATTGTATAAGCCCTGGATTCTTTGCTACGAACTTGGTGGCTGAACCAACCCCCACAGAATTAATTCATACCATCCCAATGAAGTATGAAGAAGATCCTAAAAGAATTACCCCCGTTGTTGACTTAATTTGGCATACACAATATATGACAGGAGCCAACATTGTAATTGATGGAGGAGTATCTTTATGATAAACTCACTTACATATTTAACTCGCAGGTGTCCCAGACATTGCAGTTACTGTGCGTTACGGGATGCCAAAGACATTGGAAAGGAGTTGAATGTAGTGTCTTGGATCGAAGCCTTTTACATACTTAAAGAGCTCGGTGTGGATTTTAACCTTATCCTTGGAAATGAGACGTGGTTGTTAGGGCACCGGATCCTAAGTATCCTAGGCAGGAATAAGGTCCCGTACGCCCTTTATACCACCTGTCCAGAACCTACATTTAGCAAATACCGAGATTGGTTCTTTTCAGAGTGCCTTGATAACTTATCCTGTGGTATGGATTATCCTGTGTTACCAGGATTTACAATACAGGATGATTCATTTTATAAATCCGTGTCAGCCTATAAGGGATTCAAGTGGGTGAAAGAAAACTATCCTTTCGTAGATACGCACGCAACCATTACAGTGCATAGAAAGAATCTACAATACCTTCTAGCACTTGCAAAACAATTGATTGAGTTAAAGGTATTCTATGCCATAAACTTTATTCATTGGAATAAAGATGGGAAGTTTGATTTCTTTCCCAAAGATAATGTAATTAGTGATTTACTTTTTCAACCTTCCGATTATCCTTTGATTCAATCTACATTGAATGAGGTAATATCATTCTCCGGATCAATACTTCAAAGCCCAGAGGTTGTAGAAATGGTAGCCAAAGATCCTGAACTACTTCAAATGCGATGGCATTGTGGAGGTAATCCATATGGGGGACCTACTATTGATGCAGATGGTAGGTTAAGAGTTTGTGGATACAGAAAGGGAATTCATACTCCTCAGTTTACAATCTTTGACTTACCTCATCATATTGATGATTGGAGAGAAGCCGTTAGGAAAGATGCAAAGGATTGTCCAGGTTGTGTTTGGTTGTATCCTATGCAATTTCATTATTGGAATAATACAGATGCCTCTATGGGACGAAACGTATTCGTAAAGCATGGGGGAACTCACATTGATAAAAATAAGTGGTCTAAACGTATAATTGAATAAACAATGAATTCTACAGAAGTTGTAATTTTGTACAGTGGTGGACTTGACAGTGCCATACTGATTTGGATGGCTCGTATGTTAGGGCTGAAGCCTTACTGTTTGATAATTGACTATGGTCAAAAGCACATTAAAGAAATTGAGTGTGCAAAAATCATGTGCAGGGAAATGTCTGTTCCCTGCCGTATTATTAAGATTGAGTTACCTGCTCAATCTGTACTTATAGATGGGCAGGGAAGCTATGAAAATGTTTCCCCATTTCATGTGCCTGCTAGAAACTTAATATTTGTAGGTTTGGCTGCGTCCTTTGCTGAAAGTAGAAAGACAAGTGTCATTTGGTTCGGAGCCAACTACGAAGACAGGGAAAAGTTCTTCCCTGATTGTTACCAAGAGTGGGTTTACAAAATGAACGAACTTTTAAAAGTAAATGGTAGCATGGAAATAAAACTCTATGCACCTTTGTTGGGAATGTCCAAAGAAACACTTTGGCAATTAGGTGAGTATTTCAACATTGATAAATCTAAAATATTTAGTGGTTATGGAGAGCAACAATGACAGAGTTTTTACGAAGTTAGTGGACAAGCATTACAGTCCACTTGTGATTAGGAAATACACCCATTGGGGATTTCCAATCTATGTTGGTTTAATTACTGACAATGATCTAACAGACTTGGATCATTTCGTTGTAGAATTTATGAATGTAAATGCAACGGAGGGATGGAAGAATAACATTCAATTGCTACGAAATTTTGCAGGTAAATTTACCGAGGAACTGAACAAGTTCTATGATAGAACGGAAGGAGTGGCTGTCGTATTTTATGTTGACAAATGTTTTATAAGTTCTCTCTATGGGGACTTTATGAATCACACTTCGTGCCGTATTGAATTCTATGGACTACTTGGAATGAGTACAGGGGTATGAGAAAGTTAAGGTTACTTGTCACAAAGATATGCACAAGGAATTGTGTTGGATGCTGTAATAATGATATCAAACCTTTTGGAACTATAAACATCTTTGAATTGCTACAAAATATCAAAGAAGGTGCATACACCCAGATTATGATTACTGGTGGGGAACCCCTCTTATTTCCTGATCTATTATTGACGTACCTAACAACTTTACAATCCGCGAAGGGAGAAGAGAAACAAAGATGTGGATTTCCTGCCCTGATTCTATATGCAAGTTGGTTACCAAAACATTTGGACAATGATTACTTGGTTTCTATTTTTAGCCAACTGAATGGAATTACTTTTACCATGCATGATGAAGATGGGTTAAAAGACTTCAAAAGGTTGAATGACATCCTTTGTATGATGCATTACAAGCCGAGTAGTATGCGACTCAACGTATTTTGTGATGTAAAATTACCTCCTATAACCCTACATGGGTGGAATGTTAAGTTTATTGAATGGATAAAGGATTGTCCTTTACCTGAAGGGGAAGAATTTCTACAATTGGATCCATTATGGCAAAACCAGAATTCATAATAATAGCACCCCATGCTGATGATGAGATTATTGGCTGTTGGGAATTGTTACACGCAAAGCGTGTTCGAATGGTTGTATTTCCTACTGAAGCCATTAGGCAGGAAGCCTTGTCAACCACATTACTTTTTGAACATCAAGTAGCATTATACTCAGACTTACAATTCACTGCAAGTGATGTCATTTATATGTTCCCCGATCATACATATGAATTGCATCCTGAGCATAGAAAGTATGGAGCCATGGGTGAAAATTTACTCCGAGAAGGGCTTTCTAATATTTGTTTCTATTCAACAAATATGAATGCTCCTTACATTCATGTGGTACAAGATCCTGTGGCAAAACTAACGGCGTTGAATTACCTGTACCCCAATAAAAAATCATTGTGGGAATATGACCATAAGTACTATCTGTTCGAAGGATACACTAAATGGATAATGGGATGGAAAGACTTATCTTAGTTCCACAGTACCCTGCCAAATTGAGATATCAAGAGTGGTGGTATGACAGATTACCCGAATGGTTTTCAAACTTCTATGATGAAGTTTTAGTTTTAGGGGGATCTATTCCTTCAATACAAAGTAACTCAGAACAGTTTTCTCCTTGGAAGGAAGCCATGGAAATGGAAGCACAGCAGATCTATGAGTACACTTCACTATCTTTGCGAGACAATGACACTTTGTTACTTTGTGATTTGAGTTACCCAGGATTGTTTGCAAATATTCTTTTACACAAAAGGCCTAAGAAATGCTTTGCCATATGTCATGCAACAAGTCTAAACAGATTTGATTACTTTGCCAAGGTACGTAAGATTAAATATCCAATCGAGAAGTATCAATCCAAACTGTTTGATACTATTTTTGTAGGATCTTATTACCACAAAGTCAAACTTGAAAGTAAAGGATGGGATAATGTACTACTGACGTATATGCCTTTTCCACCCTTTACAGGCAAGGTCTACCCTAAGGAGTATAATATAGCCTCTGTAGCAAGAAAGGGCAAGCAGAAGCGGAATGCTCACCTAGAAGACAAAGTAAGTAAGGCCTTTAATTGTGAGATTTATACTCCACAATCTAAAACCTGGGATGAGTATTATGATGCCTTAGCCAAATCTAAGGTTCTTTTGATTACTTCAAATGAGGAAACTTTTGGATATCAAGTCATAGACGCAATAAAGAATCACTGTATTCCAATAGCTCCAGATAACTTCAGTTACCCGGAGTTAATATCAAAAGAATTTTTGTATAATAATACAGAGGAGTTGATTAATAAAATTGACAGAGCGTTGAGAAATGAATTGTGGGTTCCACATCTTCAAATCCCTGATTCTTTTATGTGTACAATAACATTGTTAATGCAAGATACATGAAAAAGCCAAGAGTACTTTTAGACTCTGGAGCCTACACAGTTTCTAGGAAAGGCAAACAGATTGACATAAAAAAGTATGCTCAATTCATACAAGAGAATGGGGATTACTTTGATGGTTGTTTTAACCTTGATGTGATAGGGGATGGGGAGGCCAGTTATCAAAACTGGTTGAAGTTAAAAAGTCTTGGTGTGCAGACAATCCCTGTCTTTCATAATAATACCAATCCTAAGTATCTAAAGAGGTATATGGATGAAACGGATTACGTAGGCATAGGAGCCATTGCCAACCTAAACACAAACCTGAGGATATTGCATTTGAACAATCTATGGAAAAACTACATTTTGGATTCCAAAACAAATAAACCAAGAATCAAAACTCATGGGCTGGGATTGACAAATGTAGATATAATGACTTCGTTCCCCTGGTACTCCGTTGACTCATTTACTCCAGTAATATCAGCAGTTTGGGGAAGTGTATTATTACCTGCAGTTACAGAGGATGGTAAATTTGATTGGGGAAATGTAGCAATCTATCGTATTTCTGATCAGGCAACCGCAAAGGCAGGAACGACAAGAAACTTCTTAGCCTTGCCAAAAGTACTTCAAACAAAGTATGCTAATCTTTTGGACAAATTAGGATTTAATCTTGGTCAAATAACATACCAAGAGAAGAAACTGAGAAGAGGTAGAAAGGACAAGAATACAACGATGCCTGATAAAATGTTTGATTTAACTAAACCTGCCGACTCATCCATTAAAACATTAGCCAACCACTGGGAAGAGAGGATGAGATGGAACCTAACCTTGTGGACCAGGTTGCAAAGGAGACTCCCGGAAGTCAAAACTTATATGGGAGTCTCCACAACCACCCACTTGGGTATATTTGGTTTGGTTAAACCTAAAATAGATATTCTAATTAGTTACGCCTATTTGAATGATAGTATATGGAACGCAATAAAGGAGTACATAGCATGAATTATTCCTTGTCAGGTGGAATGGTTGTCATAAAAGATCATAGGATTTTACTCGTACACCCTACCAATGCTTCTTGGTGGGGTACATACTCTATACCTAAAGGTAGAGTTGAGAAAGGGGAATCACCGTTTGATGCAGCCTTACGTGAATGTGAAGAGGAGACAGGAATAAAGATTGTAAAGAATGAAACCTTAGGATGCTGTGGACAATTATTCTCTTCAAATGGGAAAAGAAGCACACTATATTTTCTTGTCTTTTTAACCAGGGATGTCAAAGTCAAATTAAACTGTCCAGAGGAAGTCAATTGGGCAGGGTTCTTAACTGTGGAACAAGCAAAGAAAAGAATATTACCAATGTTTATGCCATTATTACAATACGTACGATGAATATGATAGAAGAAAGATTATGGGAAAGTACCAAAGTGCAAAAAGGTATGCCTTCCGGCAGAAATAAAAACTTAAATGACATATACAAGTATGTCAAGCCCAAACTAAATGAGATTGGGTTGGATCTTACTCCTCTCGTAGGAGTTGAAGAGGTTAGAACAAACCTGCCTCTTGCCCAATATAAAATTTGGAGTACACTACAAATGAGATTTGAAAAAGGAGGCAGTGGAAACATACACAGAATATTTTCAATAGAGGATGTCAAACATTCTTTGACCGCACAAATCTTTGTCTTACAAAGTGCAACTCCTACTGCATTAGGGATCCGTGCCAACTTTAATATTCCCCACAACATTATGGAGATCACTACGAATGAAAATAGAGTGGGAAAGATGTTAGATTTGTTGGAAGCACTTAATCTATATCTGTACCTACATATAAAGCCTTCACTTTATGTACTCATAAGGTACTCAGATATCCCACTTGAAGGTTGGGATTTGACGTACCGTAAGGATCCTACCAGGTTAAACAGAATGTATGTAAAATCAAGTTATCTTGAAGGATATTATACTCATTATTCAAAATTTGAACGTGACATAAAAAATAAGCTATGAAAATAAACAAAGAAGAACTGCAAAAGGCTCTTGATATTGTTAAGCCTGGTTTGGCGTCCAGAGAATTACTTGCACAAACAACCTCCTTTGCTTTTCAAAGAGGCAGAGTGATTACTTACAATGATGAGATAAGTATATCTTGTCCTGTCAAAGGTCTTGGTGAGATAGAAGGAGCCGTATTGGCTGAGAACTTATATAAGTTTTTGGCTAAGGTATCAATCAACGAAATGGACCTAGAAGTCAAAGAAGGGGAAATCGTTATGACCATTGGTACAGCAAGAGCTGGACTTACATTCATGGAGCAGATTACACTTCCTCTTGACGAAGAATTAAGATTAGGAAGTAAATGGATGAAACTCCCAAGCGACTTCTGTGAGGCTGTTTCATTTGTTATGACCGCCAGTGGATCCAATCTTAATGAACCTTTACTTACTTGTGTTCATGTCAGTAGCAGTGGGTATGCAGAAGCCTCGGATGGATTAAGACTTGCCTGGCATGCTATACTTGATGAAACTCCTATCAAGGATATAATAATTCCAGCTCGTTCTATTGCTGAAGTTGTGAAATTGAATCCAACTCGTATGTCCGAAGGTAATGGTTGGTTACACTTCCGTAACAGGGAAGGAGTTGAAATATCTTGTCGTATTCTCAATGAAGACAAGTATATGAACACAGCCCCCTATGTAAACATGAAAGGAAACAAAATCATACTGCCTGAGAAGTTGGATGAAGTACTGGCAAGAGCTCAAGTATTTGCAAAGAGAGAAAGCCTACTTGAAGAAGAAGTACATATCAAAATTGTGGGTAAAGTACTTACAATGAAAGCCTCTTCCGAATCGGGTTGGTTTGAGGAAAAGGTAGACATGAAGAATAACATAGGTGGTGAAAAGAATATTGTTATTCCCCCATACCTACTCAAGGAAATATTAAAGGAAACTTCAGCATGTGAAATCTCAGGGAACAAGATTAAGTTTCAAGGTGAGCATTGGATTTATGTAAGCCTATTGAAAACAAATTCAAAGAAGTAATGGAAGGGTTCTTTTCAAAGCAAGAAACATCATCTAAGACACGTCCCGGTGGGAGGATGTACTCTTGTCATGGTTGTGGTCTTTATAAAACCTGTAAATCTCCATTTATGAAACCTTATGGGAACTTCAAGAAAAAAATATTGAATCTTGGAGAGGCTCCTGGGGAGATTGAAGACAATACAGGGAAGCCTTGGCAGGGGAAAGCTGGTAGATTACTTCAACGTACATACAAAGAGTTAGGTATTGATTTGTTTGAAGACTGTGTGAACATTAATACCGTTTCATGTAGGCCTACCGATAAGGAAGGAAGGAACAGGACTCCTTCTAATTTAGAGGTGGAAAATTGTCGAAAGCGAGTACTTCGTACAATAGAGGAGTATAAGCCCAGGGTAATAATACTCCTCGGAAATCCAGCCTTATTCAGCCTTATAGGGCATCGGTGGAAAAGGGACCTCGGAGGTATTTCTAAATGGAGGGGTTGGACTATTCCTGATCAAGATTTTATGTCTTGGGTCTGTCCAACGTTTCATCCAAGTTATGTAGAACGAGTATTAGAAATTGATGATGAGTCTGTGGAGTACATTATATGGAAGAGGGATCTAAAGACAGCCTTTGAACGAGCAAATGTTTCAATTCGTAAATACGTTGAACCTGAGGTAGAAATCATTGAGGATTTGTCTATACTTGGAAGAATAACAGCACACCAAGTTGCGTTTGACTATGAAACGACAGGATTAAAGCCTCATATGAAAGGGCATAGAATAGTTTGTGCATCCGTTGCGGATAGTGAGAATCATGCCTATTCATTTATGATGCCTAAATCTAAAAAAGAGAAACAACCTTTTATTGATTTATTACGAAACCCTAATATACGAAAGATTGCTCAGAATATGAAATATGAGGATACCTGGACAAACGTTCGATTAGGTACCGAGGTAGTGAATTGGGGTTGGGATACAATGTTAGCCACTCACATAATGGACAACCGACCTGGGATTACAAGTTTAAAGTTTCAAGTATTCGTACAGTTTGGTATATCAGACTATGAAAGTGAAGTTGCTCCTTATCTAAGTGCAGGGGATAATAAGGATGGAAATTCACTTAATAATATTTTCAATCTTCTTACAAAACCTAAAGGAGCCTATTACTTGTTGAAGTACTGTGGACTTGATAGTATATATGAATTAAGATTAGCCAATTTACAAAATTCAGATATCTTACCTTTTTGATTATGGAATACAATCCAAGATTTGAGGAAGCCTATCATTTATTACATGAAGGTATATTGGCTTTGGCAAAAGCCGAGAGGGCTGGTATTCGTGTAGACTTAGATTACATTGAAGAGCAGATGGGGTATCTTAATATTGAAATAACTCAACTTGAGGAATCCATAATTAGAACAAATTTCTACAAGCATTGGAAACATTCAATGAAGGGTACAATCAATATGCACTCCAATACCCAATTGGCTACATTCCTGTATAAGGTTCGAAAATTAAAAGTTGAAAAAGAAACCACTTCCGGTCTAGGGTCTACTGACGATGAAACTCTACGACAGTTGGCTACAAATTATGACATCCCAGAACTCGAATTGATACTAAAGGTACGTAAATTGAAGCGAGTACGGGATACATATTTATTGGCTTTTGAAAGAGAACAAGTAAATGGTTATATTCATCCTTTCTTTAATTTACATTTGGTAACGACTTACAGGAGCTCTTCTGACCACCCTAACTTTCAAAATATTCCAAAACGAGATGAAGAGTCTATGCAATTGTGTCGACGTGCATTATACCCCCGCCCTGGGCATCAGTTGTTAGAAATAGACTATTCCGGTTTGGAAGTCCGTATTGCTGCCTGTTATCACAAAGACCCTACAATGTTAGAGTATATAAGGAATCCTAAGAGTGATATGCATGGTGACATGGCTAAGCAAATATTCCTACTCAATGATTTCAATAAGGAAACCCATGGTGTGTTGAGACAGGCAGCAAAGAACGGATTTGTCTTTCCAGAGTTCTATGGAGATTATTACAAGAACTGTGCAATAAACATGGCTTGTAATTGGGGCAGGTTATCAAGAGGTGCTTGGAATAAAGGTGAGGGAATTCAAATAGGGAATACCAGTCTTTCTAATCTACTTATTCATAAGGGAATTAAATCACTTAATTCTTTTGAGGAACACGTCAAGAGGATTGAAAAGGATTTCTGGGGTCGTAGGTTTCCAAAGTATGCTAAGTGGAAAGAGGAGTGGTGGGCTAATTACAAAGAGAAAGGATATATTGAATTACATACAGGTTTCATATGTAGTGGAGTCATGAGGAAGAATGACTGTATTAATTACCCAGTTCAGGGAGCCGCTTTCCATTGTTTGTTATGGTCATTTATCCAGCTTGATAAGTATCTGACCGGGGAACGTTTGGACACCAGACTTATCGGACAAATTCATGACTCCATTTTACTTGACGTTCATCCAAAGGAGTTAGATTATGTAACAGAAATGGCACATAAGATAACTTGTTTTGAGCTTCCAGAAGTATGGAAGTGGATTATTGTTCCTTTAGATGTTGATGCTGAGTTGGCTCCAATAGATGCCAGCTGGGCTGAAAAGGAGAAATATAAGTTCAAATAAAAATTTGTATAATATTAAGTAGCAAATGAGTTTATATCAAAAATATCGTCCACCGACTCTATACAGAGTGAAAGGCAATGCAGATGTCCTGTCTACCTTGGAAGGCATGCTAAGTGACATTGAAAACTGTACTCATGCCTTCCTTTTACATGGACCTACTGGTTGTGGTAAAACTACATTGGCAAGAATTATTGCTGATAGATTAGGTTGTAAAGGTTCTGACTTAAAAGAAATTGACTCAGCTCAATTTAGAGGTATTGATACTGCCAGAGACATTAGAAGTCACAGTCAATATAAAGCCATTGAAGGGGAACGTCGTGTATGGATTATTGACGAGTGTCATAAGATGACTAACGACGCCCAGAATGGTTTACTCAAAATACTTGAGGATACTCCAAACCACGTCTACTTTGTATTGTGCACAACTGATCCACAAAAGTTGTTACCCACCATAAGGAGTAGATGTAGTATGTTCCAAGTTAAACCTCTATCCGATGAAGATATGAGGTCTTTACTTCAGAGAATTGTAAGAAAGGAAAGGCAAGAGATTTCTGATGAAGTATATGATATTCTAATTCGTACAGGACAAGGACTTCCTAGAACAACCATACAGGCATTGGAACAAGTATTGAAAGCCAATCCTGAGAAGAGGGAAGAGATAGCCAAACAGGCTGCATTTGAACAGTCTCAGTCTATTGATCTTTGTAGAGCATTAATGAAAAGAGCTTCTTGGAAAGAGATTGGTACAATACTGAATGGTTTAAAAGATCAGGAAGCTGAAGGGATAAGAAGAGTTGTACTTGGCTATTGCCAAGCCGTACTATTGAAAGGGGATGTCATATTGGCAGGTAGAATAATGGAAGAGTTTATTAATCCATTTTACGATAGTGGATTTCCACAATTGGTTTTTGCGTGTTACTCTATAACTAAAGACAAATGACAGAAAAGGACATCGAAAGAAAGTACCAAAGAGAGACAGGTAAATATGTACCTTTCCCACTTGGATTGAGACCTAACGAACGTGAATACGTCAACTGGCTATTAAAATTAATCATCGAAATGGATGATGAAATAACAGAATTGAAACGACCTAAAGAAAGGGATCATTACGCATGAACTACGAAGATGACATAAGAATTGATGAGTCTTCCTTAGACATGGAATGCTTAAATCAAGCCAGTCTAATGATGAAGTACTCAAGGTTACAAGCTAAACTTGAAAAAGAGGAAGATCTTGCAAAAGAAACCTTAGAGCTTGTAAAGGCTGACCTGGACAAAAATATACGATTGAACCCAGAGGTCTATGAAATCGAGAAAGTTACTGAAGGAGCCATCAAAAGTGTAATCCTATCTAATAAAAGATACAAAACAGCAAATCAACGTTATATTGATGCCAAGTATGAAAACAATGTAGCAAAGGGGGCTGTGAAAGCATTTGAGCAAAGAAAGAATATGTTGGAGACCTTATCAAGGTTACACGGACAACAGTACTTTGCAGGTCCAAAGGTAGCAAGAGATTTATCTGACAAAAGAGTTGAATTTGACAAAAGAATTAGTTCAAAAATATCATCCAATTTAAAACGTAGATAACATTAAAAAGAAAGAAAATGGTACAAAAAAGAAAAAGTAGTTTCAGTTTCAAAGGCAAGACATCTGCCAGGGCTGTACGTGATAAGAAGGAAGGTGCCTCATATGGATACTTATCCTTGCCCAAGAATGTCAGTGTATTCAGTCCTGAACCTGGTTCAAGTGTAAAGCTTGATATCATACCGTACATTGTTTCGACTGACAACCATCCGGACAAAAGTGAACGGGACGGTGTGGCTCTTAAAGGTGATCCTTGGTACAGGCTTGTGTATTGGAGGCATGCAGGATTGGGAGCCAATGGTAATGAATCTGCCGTATGTCTTTCCTCGGTAAGAAAGAAATGCCCCATCTGTGAGTACAGGGCCAAGAGGATTAAGCAAGGTGCAGTGAAAGAAGAAACGGACGTTTTGAAACCTTCAAAAAGAGTCCTCTACAATGTCATTCCTATTGGACATGACAAGTTCGAAAAGAAATTGCACATCTTTGACATCAGTTATTTTAACTTCCAAAATCTGTTGGACGATGAACTGAGAGAAAATGATGATTATAGTGTCTTCCCTGATTTGGAAGAAGGCTTAACACTTAAGACTCGATTCGCTTCCAAAACTATAGCAGACGGAAAGCCTTTCCCACAGGCAAGTCGTATTGATTTTCTTGACAGAGAAAAGGCATACAATCCTTCCATTTTGGATAAGGTGGTTAATCTTGATGAAGTTTTACAGATTGAAACGTACAAACAACTTCAAGCAAAACTGTTTGAAATGGATTTGGAAGGACTTGAGGATGACGGGGAGTTGAAAGATATTGATGATGAAGAAGAAGAGGAAGAAACTCCATCACGTCGTAAGGGGAAGAAAGTTGTGGAAGAGGAAGAGGAAGAGGAAGAGGAAGAGGAAGAGGAAGAAGATAAAAAACCAAAAAAGAAATCAAAACCTCTAACCAGAAAACACCCCTCAAAGGAGGATGATGATGAAGAAGAAGAAGAGGAAGAAGATGATGCCTCTCCGAAGAAAAAAGTACAAGGAAAAGATACAAAGAAAAAGTCAAAATGTTCGTATGGGCACACCTTTGGTGAAGACCATGATGAATTTGATGAGTGCGGAGATTGTGAAGTTTGGGATGACTGCTTAGAAGAAAAGGAAGGTTGAAATGGCAATCATTGGATCAAAAAGAAAAGATATGAAGTTTGTAGGGGTTCAAATTCCCCTACAGACTCATAACTATCTTACTCTCCATTGTTTGGCCAACGGTATGTCAAAAGCTCAATTAATCAAAACACTGATTGAGGAATGGTACGCTGAAACTGATAGGGCGGAGAATGTTTTAATTCAAACCATTATAAAGAAAGTAAATAAAGAATGGGGGATAAGAAAGAAAAGGCACCCTAGAGCTTCATTTGTCGAATTCAAATCCTTACTTGTAAACGAACTGATTTGGAAAGGATTATCGGAAGAACAAACATATGCAATTATATCACAAATTGAAGGATAAATGGAAAGAAAGAAAAATGAGGCACTTAGCAAACAAGTTCAAAAGAGGATTTCAAATTCAAAAAACGTCTTCGAAAAAGAAGAGAAGGAAGGTTCTTTCAAGTCGGGAAACATCAGTACTGGGTCTACCTTGCTTGATCTCTGTATATCGGGAGGAAGAGTCTGGGGAGGTGGTTTGCCAAGTGGAATCTTTGTTGAGATATTTGGCCCTGCTGGAAGTGGGAAAACCGTACTCCTGTGTGAAATAGCAGGGGCAATACAACGTAAAGGTGGGAGCGTGATGTTCCATGATCCGGAAGCAAGATTGAATCCTACCTTTGCTAAGATGTTCGGATTAAACATAACTGAAGAGAATTACAAACGTCCAAATATAGTGCCTGAGGTATTCAGAGCAGTTAGAAAGTGGGAACCTGAGGATCCTAATGTAGTCAACGGCATTATGGCTGACAGCTTGGCTGCTTTATCCACTAATATGGAAATGGAAAAGGAAGAAGGGGATAAGATGGGTGGAAGGAGAGCAAAGGAATTCAGTGAGGAACTTCGTAGAACCTGTCGAATACTTGCAGAGAAAAATTATTTAATGGTGGCTTCAAACCAAATACGAGAAAATATGGACGCTGGACCTTACGGACAAAGATACACTGTTCCAGGGGGAAAAGCAATGGAACATTATCCCAGCCTACGTCTCAAGGTTCAAGTCGTAAAAAAGATAAAGGTAGAGAAAACATTCCATGGTAAAACTGTCAATCGAATTATAGGAGTTGAGTCTGAGGTTGAAGTATATAAGAACACCGTATGGAAACCATATCGAAGTGCTCCAGTAACTATTATCTTTGACTACGGTATTGATGACATTCGACAGAATTTACAATTCGTGAAAAACTATTCAAAGAAGAATGTTTACACCTTAGGTAGTGATACCTTAAGTAAAAGCATGGATGAGTCAATTCGTATGGTTGAAGATGATAACATGGAAGACAGACTTCGACAAGAAGTCATAATACTTTGGAATAAAATTGAACGTGAATTTGACAGTAATCGTAAACCAAGAAGACCACAATGATAAAGAGAAGGAGCAATAATAAACTTACCGTATTAACGAATGATCCTTCTCTCACTGCTTGGGGATGGGCCATTGTTCAAGATAGTATTGTCATAGGAACAGGATGTATCAAAACACAACCTGAACAAAAGAAACGTAGAATACGTAAAGGTGATGATACCGTTCGAAGAATAAGCATAATCGTTGAGATTTTATTTGGTTTGATAAAACAATATAATGTCAACTTCGTTTTGTCTGAACTTCCTCATGGAAGTCAAAATGCACAGGCAGCAGTTATGATCGGAGTAGTTACAGGCATCGTCCAAACAATGGTTGAGGTGTTAGACATACCTGTTGAGTGGTACAGTGAACAAGACAGTAAATCATTTGTATTAGGAAAGAAAGCAGCCACCAAAACACAAATGGTTGATGCAATGTATTCTAGATTTAACTTACCAAAAGATAAACCTAAATACATCAAAGAAGCGGTAGCAGATGCATTGGCTATCTACTGTGTAGCATACAGTCAATCTCCTACTCTTAAAATGATGTCCAAATGGAAGAGGTAGCAAAACAAGAATTGATAGCCAAGTTCTTTAAAGAGATCGAAGGTATTCCAAGGGATAATGAAGCAGTGTGGAGTTTGGTTTTTGTTCAAAAACTTAATACCTTTGTCGAAGATATTCATATGCGTGGAAAGATAGAAGGGTTTGAAGATGGATTCAGAGAAGGAAAGAAATTTGCAGAGAAACGATATAGTCAACTAAATTAATTTAATATGAAAAGATTATTGTATTTAGGAATTGCATTATTCCTCATTGTATTTGAAGCAGTCCCGGAAGGACTTGCTTTGGGAGGTCACAAAATGATAGCAGGGATAATTGAATTTGTTTACCTTGCTGGAGTAACTCTAACGGTGTTTGCATATTTTACTAAGTCATACCCATTAAGTAAATGGCAATATTACAGAGGATACAAAACATTATATGATATGGATGAAAGAGCATTCCCTCCATTTTGGCAATATATTATAGGATATCTACTTTTACGTATTGCCATCTTTGATATCATATTTAATTTATCTGCTGGATTAGATCCTTTCTATATTGGGTCAACAAAACTATTTGATATTATAGCGTCAGAGTTAGGAAGTTGGGGTTGGTTTATGCGTTTTGTTTTGGGTTTAACTGGATTGGCTTGGATATTAAGAAAATGAAATGGCTTAAGAATCTATTTAAGAGTAAGGTTATTGATTTTACAAAACCTTCAAAGGAGGAAGAAATGAATTCCCTCAAGAAGGACGGATTCTACATGGATCAAAGTACCATAAAGGAAGAATCTTATCCAGTATGGACAAAATATATACAAGATTCAAATGGGGACTTAATAGATGTTCGAACCAAAGATTGTCCTATTATTCCCGAAGACAGATCATAATGTATTAAAGAAGAAGAATGATTAAGTCAGTTAAAATACAAAATATTCAATCACATGAGGGGACAGAACTATCCTTCCACCCCGGAGTTAATATTATACTTGGAGAAACGGATGGAGGAAAAACGGCAATTATTAGAGCTTTGCAATGGGCCGTTCGGGGAAAGCCTGTTAGAGGAAATACAATACAATCGACATGGGGTGGTGAGTCGAGGGTGTGTGTGGAATTGGAAGACAAGAAAGTTTCTAGGAGTAAAAGCACATCTGATTCATATACAATATACGAAAGGGGTCTTGATAAGTCTCAACAACGAAGAGTCAATACCTTTAAGGCTTTTGGTTCTACAATACCAGAAGAGGTTGAAAGGGCTTTTAATATCGGAGACATTAACTTCCAAAATCAATTAGATTCTCCATTCTTATTAAGTAAAACCCCAGGTGAGGTGGCTCAACACTTCAACAAAATAGCTGGATTAAATCAAATAGGGATAAGCCTAAAACAAATTAAGAGTTGGTTATTAGCAATAGAAAGAAATCTCAAATTCAAAAGAGAAGAAAGGAAAAGATTAAAATCCCAATTGACAAAGTTTAATCACTTAGATAAGTTTGAAGTTGAAGTTGAGGTATTGGAACAATTGGAAGTGCAACGAAACAATTTAGTTAAATCTAATACGCAATTGCAATCATTAATATTTGACATCGAACTCGTAAATACTGATATTAAAGATACTTCAAAAGTTTTAAAGATAAAAGAACCTGTTGAAAATTTACTACAATGGTACAAGGAATTAGAAAATGCTAAATTAGAGCGAAACAGGTTATCTCAGGCAATTAATAGCCTAAACAATACAGTACACCTGTTAGGGGTAGAAAAGGCGAAGCACACGGCGTTGCTCGAGAAATATCGTAAGGTATTCCCAAACGTTTGTCCTTTATGCGGATCTAAGGTAAATGCAAACCAAATAAAAATATAAACCATGATCGACGACACCAAGAAAACTGACTTATCTGTCTTCTTAAAAGATGCACAGAAATTGTTAAATATGTCAAACCAAGATGTCTCTGACATATTACATTGTACACCAACTCAGGTATCTCAAATAAAGAATCCACTCTATTGGAAGATGGTACCTAAGAGTACTTGGGAATTCTTATTAGAATGGAAGGAGCAAAGGAAGGATGTGACTTCTATCATGGTTCCTGATACTCCAGTAATGGAACCTGATAAAGCCCTTATTGCACTTAAGAGATCTGTTGCACCTGTTCCTCAAACTCCCTATCCTGTTGAGCATGGAATTCCTATACCAGCCAGAGCACAACCTTTTGACGTGTATCAATTGCATAGGTTAGAAGTAGGGGATTCAATAGCCTTACCTATCGTGCCTGGTTGGACATCAAAACAGATATATAGCAGAGTTGACAGTGCTGTATCTAAGTTTCGTAAAACCCATCCAGATACGAAATTTACTTGCAGACACATAAAGGAAGAATCTGTTGTAAGATGTTGGAGGATTGAATAATGTCAAGCAAAACACAATATAAGGAAGCCCTGTCAAAGGCACAGGAAGTAATAAGAAAGGAAAACCAAAAGTTCCTTCTATTGCAAAAGAAATTTCAAACCTTAAGTGGAGAATATATGGACGAAGTCAAGAAGGTAAGACATCTTGAAAAGGCTTTGTCAGAAAGGACTTCGCAATTAAAGGCGTTGTCTTCAAAGAAGTGGTGGCAATTTTGGAAATAAACTAAGATTATGAAATACAAAGTCGAACATCTTGAAGGTAGTACATACCAAATATGGAAAATAAAATTCCCAAAAGATATAATTACAACAGATTCTCCTTCCTACCTCAGGGCATATTGGGAGGTTGTTTTTCAAGGAACCTTACCTGAATGTGAAGCTTGGATAAACCTACATGAAAAAGGGTATATGGAATGAAAAGCTCAAAAGACAGATATTGGGTTATCACTATATGGTATGATAATAAAGATATTACAAAAAAGTATCAAGGTAATACTTCTCATATCATAAGGGCTAAATCTGAAAAGGAAGCATTACGAATAAGAGAAAAGTACGGAATTGCATATCCTATACGTTCTGATAGGATTAGGAAAGTGGAATGTTTTAAAATGGATAGCAGACGCAGGGAAAATAGAATAAGATTACATAACAGAAGATTGCATGCCACAGGTTCTATTTGGTATGAAGAAAATGATGAATTAAAAACAGAGGAATGGAAAGAAAGAAAAGCATAAGAAAACCTTCACTTCCTTCATTGATACTCACAAGTGATTGGCATCTACGGGAAGATACACCTACTTGCTTTACAGGTGATTGGCATCAAGAACAATGGAAAGCAGTAAAAGTGATACGTAATCTACAAGCAATGTATAATTGTCCTGTTATTCATGCCGGAGATTTATTTCATCATTGGAAACCTTCTCCAAGATTACTTTCCCAAGCACTTTATTTCTTACCTGAACAATTCTATACCATTTATGGGCAACATGATTTACCTCAACACAATTGGAAGCTAAGAGAGAAGAGTGGATTGCACACTTTGGAAGCGGCAGGAAGATTAACTGTACTGGACGGGTGGCATTATGGACAAACTCCTGACGGTACAGGTATGTTGGGAGCATATGGTAGAATGATTTGTGTTTGGCATCATCTAACTTATATTGACAAACCTTTTCCAGGAGTATCAGGTGGTATGGCAGAGGGCATATTGAGAAAATATCCTAAATATGATTTAATAGTTACTGGAGATAACCATACTTCATTTACCGTAGCATATAAAGGACGTAGACTTGTAAATCCTGGAAACCTAACTCGTCAAGCCGCTGATCAGATTGATTATAAACCACGAGTGGCTTTATGGTACGCTGAGGACAATGTAATTGAATGGGTACCTTTACCTATGCAAAAGGGAGTAATATCCAGAGATCATATAACCAAAGTGGAAGAAAGAGATAAAAGAATACACGCATTCATAACTCAATTAAGTGAAGATTGGGACGTTGAACTATCCTTTGAAAAGAATCTAGAAAGATTTCAACAAGCCAATGATGTAGAAGAGGATGTTATGCAAATCATTTATGAATCATTAGAAAGAAACATACGGAAATGACTAATAAAAAAGAAATACCTACAAATGTTTATATTTTTGATAATGGCATGATTTCTTGTCGTGATCAAAATGGAAATCAAATACCAGAATTACAACATAGCTTTATATCAAGATGGCTTGAAGAAGCAGAAAATAAAGGTTATGATTTATCTCAAATTAAATCATTTAAAATTGCTGGTAGTGATGTAATCCCTATTAAAATAGAAGGTGGTTGGAATTATAAACTTGAATAAAATGACTGAAAAAGACTTATTAGATCTCAAAGAAGAGATTAAAACGGTAGAAACAAAAGTATCAGAATTAAAAGGTCAGCAACAGATGTTAATGAAACAACTGAAGGAGACTTATGGTTGTGATACTATTGAGGAAGCTGAAAAGAAGTTGAAAACAATGCTAAAGAAAATCCTTATCATTCAAAACAAGATTGAAAAAGGAACAAAAGAATTGGAGGAGAAGTATGGATCGTAAAGGATTTTTGAAAAGAGTATTTGGTGCTGCAGTAGTTGCTGCAATGCCAAAGGTAGTAGTAAATCAAATAGAATCACTACCAGCTCCTGTGGAAGAGAAAGAACCTATATTTCTTGATAAGGTTACAGAGAAACCTATTATTCCTAACATAAGTGAAAGAATTTTATTCATATATGATAAGGAAAAGTTGATAGGATATAGTGCCCAATTTGATTTATCCTCAAAGATGGACACCATGTACTACCGTATTTATGTTGATGATCTTGAATGGTATACTCAACCACTTATTCCTCCAAAATACACACTTTCTGCCAACCGTATTCATTGGATTGTCAATCCTGAGGATTTATTTGCTTCACAACAAACACTTGACTTTTTAATAAAATATAACGAACTTACATTGAATGGTCAAATGTATATATCATCATTACATCTTTCTTTCAATGTATTTGAACAAGGAGAATATTCTTCTGAATTTGAAATAATAGGTGCAGTAGCAATTGAAACAGCATGACAGTACAAAACCTAAGACATAAATTAGAGCAACAGAAAGGGAGAAGACAACAAATCCTTGAAGAGTTGGTACTCATTAGAGCAGATATTGAGCAATTGAAAGCCGATGAATTAAGACACCAAAAGGCACTTGAGATTGTAAAGGAAGTTGGTTTGAAAACACAGCAACAATTGCAATATCATATCTCAGATATTACTTCTCTTGCTCTTGATTCTATATTTGACAACCCATATACCTTGGTTGTAGAGTTTGTGCAGCGGCGGGGAAAAACTGAATGTGATTTATTCTTTGAGAGAGATGGTGAAAGGGTAAATCCATTACTCGCTTCTGGCGGGGGTACGGTTGACGTCGCTGCATTTGCTTTAAGAATTGCTTCTTGGAGTATGGCTAAACCTAGAACAAGAAATGTAATGATATTGGATGAACCTTTACGTTTCGTAAGTGCTAAGTACCAAGAAAAGGCTTCAGCCATGATTAAAGAAGTATCTGAAAAGTTAGGTATCCAATTTATCATTATTACACACAATGAAGTATTGGCAAGTTATGCAGATCGTACATTTGAAGTAACCATTAAAAACGGAGTAAGTCATGTCAAACAAAGTTAATTATCCAAAGAATGATAAGTAATTGATTAAATCAAAATAATATGACAGCAGAAGAAATTAAAGAAGTTATCATTATACTCAAAAAGGAAGTCAATCATAATAAGTCTCGCAGAAAGATGTATAAAGATATCATAATTGTTGATAATGAAAAAAACAAAGCCGCTGAAAGAGTAATTAATTATTACACCGACCGGATAAAGGCTTTTAAAAAAGTAATAAGAATTTTAAATAAAGAGAAATGAAATATATAGACATTATAAATAAACTAATCAAATGGGGTAAAACTCACAAAAAGTCATTTGAAGAAAATCAAATATCGGACGGATGGCACACATTTGATGATCTCTATGAATTTAGAAAATTGTATAATGCCGCTCTTTTTAATGAGTGGGCGAAGATGAAACTTTATGATGTGCATAAGTCGATAAGACATAATGACGGAGAATACTGTTTTGGTGGAGGTTGGTTTATTGTAGTAGCAATCTTACCAGATGGGCAAATTTCTAACCATTATAAGCTGGAGGATTGGGACTTATTTAAAATTCCAATAGTTTTAAAAGCCAAATATCCATTCGATGGGCATACAGAGAAAGATGTCATAAAAAGATTAAGATCACTTTTAAAAAATGACCTTAAAAATTAAAAGCTATGGAACTATTTAAAAAAATATTCATCAAAAATTCGGAGGATTTACCAAAAGATGACGAACCTTACATCTGCTATGTTAAAACATCTAATGATACTGGTCATTTATCATGGATGCCTGTTAAAGGTAATGAAGGGATATGGGAAATGGTTGACTGGTATCACCAGCCTACGGAAATCAAGTTTCCGGATACTTTAGACAAAGTAAATGCCGAGAGAGCATATCCTATGAAAAAATATCCATATACAAATGTTTCGGATTTAATGCTTCATGCTGATAAAATAAATACGGCAGGTGAAGGATTTAGAGATGGCATTGATTGGACAATAAGCTGGATGCGGGAAAATAATAATCTCAAAGATGAAAATAGTTTATAGAAGAAGAAAAGACGGTATTTATGAAGTTGGTGAAACCAATTTGGACATTACTGAAACCAACAGAACAAATATCGAAGATTGGTGCGATAGGCGTATTTGTGAAACATGGAGTGAGTCGTTAGCAATAATGATAGTTAAAGCAATTCAACGAAACAATAACAAAGATGAAAATAACCCGAACTTATCCGAAACTCTGTGATGCCTGTAATGGTGATGGATGGATACCAACAACAGGGACATCATCAGATACAACAAAACAATGCCCTGTATGTAAAGGAACAGGAATAATAACAGTAACAGAAATAATTGGAAAAAATGAAAATAAAGACATTTAAAGAAATACTAAGCGATTACAAAAATGTAACTGATCATTGGGCAGATCAGGATTACGATGAAGATAATATTATCGAAGCCGTGAAAGTCTTCGTCTCACAGCTTATTATGACTGACGATGAAATAGAACAAGAAGCCGATAACCATATGCAATCTTTATCATGGGAATATGCTCTAAGATGGTATAGAGATCAAATTAAAAATAGCTTGAAATGAAAGAAATTATTCAACTCACATGGCCAATTCTTGTAATATTGGTAGTCCTTGTTATTGTTTTAGCAATACCTGAAAAGAAATGACACAGGGGGAAGTAATATCAAAACTTACTCGTGAATGTTGTTTGGCTCTTGGAGACTTTGATCATTACCAAACCGTACGTACCTATATTCAAATGGCGTTGATGGTAGGTATTGAACATTTTTCAGTTACAATGGAAGAAATTGTAGCTTTATATAAAGACGGAACTGAAGCCGGAAGATTTAAAAGTGTGACTGAAACGGCGTTAAAACTTGGTATAGAAGAAACTAATATAGTGGCCGTACTTAATGGCAGAAAACATACGGCAGGTGGATTGGTGTTCGTAAGATCAAAGGATTATGAATTAGTCCCCCGAAACAACGAAGAGAAAATCCCCTTAAGATTATTTTAAAATATAACATGAGCGGGCACGGATGTCACCCAACATTCAGTAATATAAGTAATGTCAGGTCCATTTTCAATTTCTAAGACATCCACCTTATATTCTACGAATTCTTCCTTCGGTACTTCATATGTTACCTCTTTGATATCAGGATTCCCTTCAATCATTTGTTTGGTAGTGCACATATAATGCTTCTCAGGTGTACACGAAGTTGACATTATCCATGTCAACACAATAAATCCAAGTAACTTTTTCATATCTATCTTTTTTAAAAACTGTACGAAACCCCTGTCAGAAAGAAATATGTCTTTCGTCCCAAATCATATCCAATTCCTGCACTCACAAATTGCAAAGCACTGACAGTCCCAACCAAGGATATCCCTGCTCCATTCTTCGCATCATATTGATTCATTAATACCAATAGATTAAATCCATAGTTGTTGTATGGTTCGTTATTAACATCAATATAATGAGCATAACCGATACCTGCTCCTGCTGAATTAAACTTCCCAGAATCAAATTGTTTTAATTCCTTATTCCAAACGAACTCGATTGCAGTTAAAGTTACCACAGGCCGAAATAACCAAGTGTTGGTAGGTTGTCCGAGTGCTCTGGTTTGCAAAGAAGGGGTATCATAAGTAACAGGTTTAAAGAAACCTTTCCACTTGCTTTGTCCAAAAGTTAATACAGTTGCAAGCAAGAATAAAATCATAAACGCAATTCTCTTTTTCATGGTACTTTGTAATTTAATTTAACAAATAAAAATGTATTGTGAAAATCTATTGAATTTCTCAAAAATGCACCTCGAATACTCCCTTAGTAATATACTTTATTAGCACTATATATAAAGTCTTGCATTTCTAACGTTTTCACCTTATTCTATAATCTCTATTAAATCCAAACGCCATTGACGTTTCCTCACATCAAATGTTCCACGATTCATAACGAACTTCCTTACAGATGTGTGATAGATTTCAATATCTGACATAGACCAATTGGCTGCAGTAGAATTTAGAATTATCAATTTGGTATCACTCCTAGATTCTGTTATGGTTAATCTAATCTCATTTATTCCATCTTGCAATGGCTCTACATTAGAAACAATGGTAAGTATATTTGCTCCTATCGCAATGGAAGGTGCTTGACCTGAATTTAAAGTTAAATATGTCTTGACTATTATTGTTTCCCCTATGGTTACAGAAAAGGTATTTGATAGTGCGGTACTTGCAGATGTACAAATTGCAGAATATATGGCTACACCATTAATCACAAAAGTTGAATAGGAAGTAGACGTTCCATCTGGATCTGTCATTAAGTTACTTCCTGTCTCAATAATATCTTCTGTATCTTGGAAACTTCCAATTACATTTAATTTGGTAATATCTTCTTCCATTTCCTGTATAGGCATATCAATAAGTTGTTTGGGTCGGCTATATTGATGTGCTATCTCATCTGCCATCATTTCAAGTAATAATCTAAAGTCTCCGGAGGAATCATATATGTCAGAAGAACCTTCCTTGGCTTTCCACCAAAATACAGAAGGAGCCAATACTCCCATTTCAACCTGTTGTGTTTCACCATCACAAGTAATATAGGCAGAACCTACCAATCCATTCGTTCCTGTCAATGTGACTGTATCTATTCTTTTTCGAGGCTGAGAGGTCCCCGTCGACCAATACCCAGGTTCTGTTCCTGGCTCTACATTAATATGATATTGCAAGCAAATATAATTAGATCCATCATTTGAACAAATATCATTCACATTATAATAAACATCACTATACCATTGTTCAGCCAAGGCAACGTTTGCTTGAGTATTAACCACAGTACCGCTTAAATCACCTGAGTTGTTTACTATTGAAGTGTCACCTGTAAAATTGACACCTGCCACTGCTGCAGTAAATATAATATCAACTCCAGAACTTGTAACAACAACTCCTCCATCTGAATAGTCCCCTGCATGTTTTGTAACAAAGTAGGCAGCAGCCAAAGCCAAGGTATTATATCTACTCACTGCGATAGCCCCAATGTATTGCTCCAATATATTCTTAATGTCCTCATCAATTATATCGCCTAGGGTATAATTATATTCCAATTCAACACCCTTAATTGCATTTTCCTTCTCATATACAATTTCAGTTCTTTCTTTCTCCACTGAAAATATTCTCCACCCAGCTCTTGCTATGGCATCATTGTATCTGGTAGAAAGAGTAGACTGTCGTTCCCTGTGAATAGAACTTATCCTTTTCTTAATTCGTGTAATGGAACGTGCATATAACCTAACTTCCTTTATTGCATATTCTATATTGACCTGAGTAGGACCACAAAGTTTGATTGTTAATGCTCCATTTGAAGGTAAATTTATAATTTCAAATCGAGCGGTAGCCCATCCAGTAATTCCTTCCGTTACATCTTTATATACTACAATATAAGCAGTAGGCAGAGCAGGTTCCCCCCAAGTCACTAAAGTAGGATCATAACCACTGTCTACATCAAAGGTTCCACTTGCGTAATACGTACCTTGATTTAATTGTATGGCTACTGCAGCATTATTTACCGTAGCACTACTTTTATTATAAATTGCATATTCAAATTCAAATACCATACTGTCTGATGCAAGTATAGCCTGAGGAGCAAATGTCTGTTGAATATAATTTTCATTTGGAATGACAGTATCTACTCCTGTGAAATATACACCATCTTTTCCTAACCCAAGATATTCTTCCAAAGGAGCAAAAGCAACTGCTGATTCCTCGGAAGGAGTCCAATGTTCAAATGTCTCAGTATCATCGTCCCATGTCTCTCCTTTCAATTCCCAGTTATTAATCCAACTTTCCCTATCCCCTGTATCAAAGTTAGAAATTATTTTCTTGGCCGGTTCCTGATTGGTAATAATACCTCCTGGTATTTGTCTAAGGATAGAAGTAGGATGGGTACTTGATCTGTGAATAAATTGTTTAGGATCAATGCTAACAAGTTCTTTGGTGGTACTGCTTGTGAAATGTCGACCATATACAATATCTTCTATCAAATCCACAGGACGATAAATACAAAATACTCCATCCACCTGACGAATACACGCATTATATTTCCCTATTATTTGTCTTAATACTTCTTCACACGTCATGTCTTTAAAAACATCAACATGATGTGCTTGTTGATCAGAAGGAGAGTCGTCAGTATCTGTGTTCATCTCTTCTTCATATATGTTGATAAATTCTTTGAACTCCGTAAATCCTAACTCACCAAGTATATCTAGAATGATAAGTGATTCACCTCTTCTATTCGTATATGTTTCATCCTCATTATATTTAATGTCTTTCAATAAGGTTAATCCATCTACACAGGTTACCGCAATTTCATGTGGAAAGACATCATAAGGTTCTTCATATGAAGGAATATCAACATACCCTTTCCAAAATGGTTCCGCTGCAGAAGAATCTTCGTTCTGTGTCAACTCCACATAGGTTTCCATAATCTCCTTAGCACAGATGTCCCTTAAGATATGACTTGATTCGATTACAATTCCCAACTTTATTTGGGAAGGTTTGATAGGGGCAAATACATCATCAGAATCATTCAGGTACTCAATATTGATAGGAGCCCCTGTGCCTTTCAATCGAATAGGATCCCCAAACCATTCTCCTTTATAGAAATTTACGTACCACGGAATGCCGTAGTAGTCATAGATTGCGAGTTGATATTTTGGTGTAGCCATAATTAGTTCATATCTTGCATTCTACGTATCATGAGAGCCAAATCTCTGTTCTTTATCGTACCATCCAAGGTGATATGAATGTTTGTTCTTGCAGGTTCAAGATGATCCAACTTCTGAGGAGGAACAACTCTTTCCCCTGAGGACAATCTTGCCAAATAAGTATCACGAGGATATCCCTCAGGTATTACACCTCCTCTGGACATCTTTGCTATATTTGAAAGGTACTTGCTACTAACCAATGTCTTAGATAACTTTTCAAGTGACTTTTCATTAAGCCTGGATTCTCTATATATATTCTTGAAAACACCAGTTTTGATTTTTGTTATGTTATCAAAGGTCTTTTCTTTTCCAATCCTTGGCTTGTATGACTTAAGCAAATGTCCAACTGATCTCTCATCAACAATCTTTGTTCTTGAAATCTTAGATAGGTAATTCAATGTCTTATCCTTCGTTACTTTAATCCCAGTAACTTTTGGTACAATACCTCCTTTAGCAAATCCAAATACTTTCTTATCTTTATAATAATTTTTTAGAAAATCTATAGTTCCAAACTTAGGAAACCAATCAACATCCTTTTCTTTCTTATGAAATAAATTCCACAGTCCTTTGAATGCTGTACCTCCTAATAAGGTTATTATTTGAAATGTATCTGCAAACTCTTGCCATTGATAGTTCTTAGGTACTTCTCTATACCACTGTCCTACTTCTGTGGTTTTATTTGCAGGACGTTCTCCTATAATGCTTCCACCTCTTGCAAACTTTGGCAAATCCGTTCCCATATCAAATGTAGGAAGATTTAACTTCTCTTTCATCATGGGAGAATCCAAAAACTCTATTCGTGCCTTGTCCTTTGGAATAACAATCTCCCCAGAGGTGAGCAACGCCGGGAAAGAGTCGTTAGGATACCCAGGAGGTATAATACCTCCGGTTGCCATCTTTGTTACCCCTGAGAATATATTACTCACCAATCCACCTAATATACCTCCGAGGGGTCCGAGGAATGTGCTTAACATAGTAGAAAAGACTCCAGAAAACATGCTTGGAAGAGCTGCCTCCATTCCTTTTCCAATATCACCTAACTTAGGAAGCCCTCCTCCAAACAAAGTTGAGAATATACCTCCTGTCTTTTCAGCTGAAGCCGCTTCCCCTTCAGTGGCAAGGGCTAAGGCATTGGCTGCTATTTCAGCATTTCTTTTTGCTTCTATCTCGGCTAAGGTTGCTTGAGTTGATGCATTAATATATGTTGGAAGTTCTGATACAGCATCAGTGTATTTAGTTATATCTTGTGCTCCAGCCTCTTCCCCTCCTAATGTCATTGCTCCCATACCTACCCCTACTCCTCCTATGGCAGGAAGTTTGTTCATAAGATTCATTAAAGTCTTTGGCTTCTTAATCATATAGAAAAAGGATGGACTGACTGTGTACTCTCCCATTGATCCTTTCTCCATTATTCCACCAAACATTTCTTCAGTGATTTTCTGCCCAGGTTTCAAACCTTCTGCATGCCTTATTTGAGATATTCTTGCATAGATCTCAGCAGGATCTCTCATATACTTAAATCCTTTCTTCACATTACCAAAGACACGCTCTATATCTTCCAATCCATATGCAAATTCTGCACCTACCTTTATGGCAAGATTTTCATACTCTTCCCAATCATACATGACAGATTTCAAAGTCTTGCTTAATCCAGTAGGTAAGTACTCATTACCCCCTGTTATACCATGAGTACCTTCATGAACAGCAGTTGACATTCCTTGAACGGCAGTAACGGATGGATGCACTATATTTTTCCATATAGGATATGCAGTGCTAGTATAACTTGCTCCTATCGCATTTATCTTCTCCAATTCTTTAATTTCATTAATGGAGTTTGCCATTCTGGCTATGTATTTCTCCTGATATATATTACTCTTTATTTGTCCCCAATTCGTATCCTCTGGTCTCAAATCTGGAACTTCAGGAAATCTTTTGGAGATTAAATCAAATTCATGCTGTATTTGCAAATTAATCTTCTTCTGTGTCTCAGGATGTTTCCACCATTCATCGGACCACTTATTCCCCATAGATATTGCATCTTCTACATACTTTAATTTTGATGCTGTCTCACCAATTCCTATAAGATTATATGAAGGTTTTGCTAATTTAGGAGCCAAGTCAAATTTAACATTATTCATCTCCTCCCAAGCAGCCTTGGCAGGAGAAACACTTTCGTAAGAAGAGCCCCAATCTATAGGGGAGTTTATACCCTTTGCCAAGGGATTATTTTGTATCAAATAGAAAGGCTTACCAATCTTATCAAGTATTGCCGACTGTTTTTCCAATGTCAATGACAATGGCAAGAATTCACTGGTACCAAACGTACCCCCCATCTCACTAATCCATCTCTTAGAATAATCCAATGGATTAAATTTCCATAAATCTTGAGTTACCCATATACGATTCTTACCTTGATTAACAAGCTGTACCATATGTCCAGCAATATCATCAAGAGGCTGAATTATATTTTCCTCCTCTGACGCAATAGAAAAAGGTCCCTTTTTCTCCATCCATTCTGCAGGAAATATTGCATTTGCTGAAGTTAGAGGTTTCCCATGTGGAATTACTGATTCCATTATATATGATTTTGCCTCAGGATATAATTTCTTATATCTTTCCAATGGAATCCTTATGATATCCTCTCCAGCCTCCTCAAATCCCTTTTCCTCTCCATATAAATATAATTTAATTAAATTTCTTTCTCCTCCCTCTCTTTTTCCTAGTGCTGCTCCCGTATAAGGACGACGAAGAGGAATTTCTCCTTGTCTAGACAAAGCATTCAATATATCATTTAGATCTCGAGAAGATCCTCCACCATATGTCATCACCTTTTCTGCCGATTTGCGAACAGGAGTAATCAAAGGAGTTTTCTTAATAATAGGCATCATTCTATTAGCAGTTGCTTCAGCATATAAAAGAGCAATCTCCTTTGGCTTAGCACCTGACTCCATGAGTTGCCCAGGATGCCAAGCCCAATGTTCCTTACTCAATAATTTGTGAAATCCTAATTCAGGAGCCTCAGCAGTTAAACCAGGTATATTGGATAACTTATTTGCAATGACAGGGACAGCCTTACTCATGAAGCCTTCCGTCAATAAATCTACTCCACCCCAGGTAGCAGATTTAGCCAACACGTCAGCTCTGCCCATTCCTCCAGCTCTACCTGCTTCATACTCTTCAACAGTAGGTTTCCTCAACTGCGTACCCCAGGTAGCAATACCAGTTGCAATGTCTGATATATAATTATGTACTTTTAAATTGGTTATAGACTGCTGTTTGACATTCTCATTCAGCTTCTTAAACTCAGGACCTTCGTATTTAGGCTTCTCCAAGTTCTTCATATAATTTACCAAGGCTCCTGTGTATCCTGCTGGAGCTTCGTACGTATATGGAACGGAAGGTCCTGGTTCCTTCTCCGTGGTTTGTTTCTTTGTAAACAGTTTGGTTAATAAAGTCATAACCCCTGTCATTGCAGGAACTACCTTTGTCCCTGCTACAAGATCTGTCTGTTGTTGATTGGCTCTATAAACTGAGTCAGCAAATTGATAGAAATCTTCATTCTTTAGAATTACATTTCTTTCATATGCCAAACGTGCTTCCCTTTCCTTTTCTCCTGGATTGTATGCCTGCCCTGAATGTTCTTTCAAGTACCTCATTTCCTTACGGAAAGGTTCCAGTATGGATTCATCAACTTTGAAGTTCTTTATATAATCGTAATATTTGCCTGCATGTTCGTACTCAGCTCCAGGTCCTTTCAATTGTGCTAACTTCTCATAGTCTATTTGATACCCATACTTATTTTTATATGTTGCTTCTTTAGGAATCAAACCTTTATTCATTACGAACTGATCGTAATTCATAGGTACCCCTGCCTTACGTGACATATTGATATCCCAACCTTGCATTATTTCATTAGGATTGTACCAACCAGATGAGGCTCGTATTTTCTTACCTCCTCCCTCGCTCATATACGATCCTATCCCAGTCTCACGCATTGCAGTTTCCAAGGCAGTCATTAATGGGATGTTCTCTTTTGCTGCAGCCTTAGCCAAGTCGGCTAATACAGATTTGTTTATTTCAGCACCATGCCTTACTCCTACTCCTCCCGTTTTCGAAACATCTTTTAACTTAAAAAATCCTTCGTCCTTTATGGTTCCGCTTACATCTTGAATGGCATTAAATATTTCATAATACTTTTCTGTTCCCTTAGAATATAAAGTAGAATTCTCTTCAAATATCTTTGTTGCAGCACGATTCTCTTCAAGTGCTTTTTGTTGATATTTTTCTATCCCAACTAAGATTGGATCAACCTTTTTCTGTCCTTCGTTTCCTTTCCTCAGTTCATTTAATATTGCCTCCAACCAACTATCAGAGGAAGAAGTTGTAGCCATAGACTCGAGAAGTCCTTCGGCATAACTATCTCTCCAGAACTTAGGAATGCCGGATACGTATCATTTGGATATCCTGCAGGGATAACTCCACCTTTCTGTAACTTAGGCAACTCAATCTTCTTAGCCATTATCATACTGGAAGGAGCATCCAGGAATTCTTTATAATGCAAACTTCCTCTCTTAGCCAATGTATGTAATGGTTCAATATCTTTATACTTATCTTTAGGGATAACTATTTCTCCTGATGTCAACAGGGCAGAAAATGTATCGTTAGGATACCCTTCTGGAACAATTCCTCCCTTAGCCATCTTGGTTGCATCTTGCGTATTGGATTTAACACCTTCCCAGATAGTCATAAGAATACCAATACCTACTGCCCCTGCTATTAATCCAGGTAATCCCATACCTTTTATTGTCTCTCCAGCCAAGACTGCAGCGGCTGCTTCGGCAAGTAACATACTTATTACCTGTTGCCCTGTTTGCAAAACAGAGTCCACTATGGCTGTCATACTACCCTCCGCTCCTCCAAAGGCTTTTCCTATTTGGAAGGAAAAGTCCGCAATAGCATTTCCTAATGTTTGATAAATGGCTTGCGTCCTCTGTAACTTTTCAGACTCTTTAAGGAAGCCTTCTAGATTTTTCGTGGCTATTGCTAAACCTGCCTGAGCCCCTGGAAATCCCATTTTGGCTAACTCAGACATAAGGAAGAATCTTTGTCTTGCTAATTCTAACTTGGACGATAACAAATCCATTTCAGTACTTAATCCTCCGAAGGCCTTATGAAGAGCTTCATAATGAATAATGTCAGAAGCGGCTTCCAATTCTAACATCTTTGTCTTTGCATTGGTAAGTTGGGTTGCGTATTTTGCAACTTCATCCTTATTTACAGACATAGCCGTAGAAGCCTGGTATAACTTCCTTTCAAGATAGCTTATTTCTCTATCTACAACTTCTATTTGATTACTTAAAGTACCATATGTAGAAGCTTGACTTTCTAACAATGCCTGCGATTTCCTAAACTCTTCGTCAGTATAAGCACTCTTATATTGTTCAAGTTGCTTATTAAGATCTCCAAGAGTTAATTTTATTAAATCGATAATCTTGATATCTGCCAAGCCAAAATCCTTGAATCCTAAAGTACCTAATGTAGCCGTGTCAAGGTTTTGCATTTCCTTGGTAGCCTTTACTATATCTTGAATGGTATCCTCTAAGATCTTTATCTTCTTTTCAGTCCCTTCAACGTTTGGACCCAATATCTCAACTTCCAAATCAACCCCACTGAACGACTTCTTCAAACTGTCTAAGGCTTGAGTCACACCATATACATTTGGAGGCATCTTCTCCAACATTTGTATTAAGTCTTGAGCAAACTTTGTATTAAGTCCTTTTGTCTCAGCTACCTTTTCCAAGGTATCTTTAACTAACTTTGTCTTCTCTGCTATGTAATCCAATTCAATACCAAACCTATTTGCATTGGCAGCCATGTATTCCAAGGACCTTGACTTCTCTCCAAAGTCTGTCATTATATTATTTAACTTGGATGTTTCTTTTTCTGCCTCTCCAGCCAAACCTCCGAGTGCATTAATCTGTTTGGCTAATTCCCTTGCTTCTTTGCTTGCTCCCCAACCGTTTTCAATAAGCTTTAATAAAGCCTCATTCAATACGTCTACCTTTTTGGAAGTTGCTTCGTACCCACGAACTCCCAACTTACGATAAGCTTCTTCCAACCACTTAACCTGATTTAATTGCTCATCCACAAACTCCATCGTTTGCTCAACCTCTCTAATACCGAATGCCATATTAAGTGGTTGTCCAGCAGCAGGTTTCTTTCCTATTTTACTAAATTCGTCAAATTTCTCTGCTAAGGCATCACCAGTACCTGCCAACATGGCTAACCCAGCATTTAAACGTTCTTGATATATTCCTATCTGATCTTTCCACCTACCCATATTCTTTGTGGCTTCTTTCAAATCCTTTTCGGAAGCCTTATTCCCCTGAGCAAGAACGTCAGTATATTTCGTAGCATTTTCAGCTGAAACTCCTGCTAATTTATAAAAGTATTTAATCCACTCTTTGGTATTGGCTACACTCTTTCCAGCCCACATATTCCATTTCATCAGCCTTTCATAGTCCATTGCAGCCCAATCTTGTGCTTTGACATCCCCTATCTTTTTAACTTCGTCATTCACATTGACTAAAGTCTTTTCAAACACAGAATTTGCTTTGGCTGCTTCTATCACCCCTTTCTCATACCCTTTCAATACTTTATATGCTAAGCCTACGACAGCAATGATAGGACCAAATGCTCCTGCAAAACTCTTAACATATTTCAAAGCAATTGCAATAGGCTTTGCAAAAGATCCAAAGGCTGCTATCAAATTCCTTAATCCCTTCGTATTTAATGCAAAAATATTTTTAAGCCAAATAAACCCTTTACCAACACCCTTAAGCACACTCCATGTGCCTTTAAATGCAAATGACAACGTTGAAATAATCAATGCCAATGGGCCTATTACAGCCAAGGCCCCTGCCATGACTGTTGTAATTGTTTTCCATTGGGTACTTAATTGACTAAACCATTTGGATAAATTCTCAAGTGACCTCCCAAGTGCTTCTAAAATAGGCATGACTGATTCCTTAATTGAATCCCCTATTATAATCATGGAGTCTTTTACCTGGGCAGACAGTCTATCCATTCTCTTCTGTAGACTGTTATAAACAACTTGGTATGCGTTTGCTAAGGATCCTGCTGAGTTGGCAACTAAATCCATCACCTTAGCATTGTATTCAAAGTTCTTTCCTGTCAACATCAACTCGGCTAACATAGCACGGATATTGGGAATGACTCGTCCCATCATTTCGTCTCCGTACTTGTCAGTCAACTCCCTTATTTTCATTAAGGCTGCAAGAACACCTCTTTGTTGTAATATATTCCTCAACTCAAGCGAAGAAGAGCCCATCGCCCTTAAGGCGTCTTCACTCTGTTTTGCAGGCTTTAGGAGCTTCATAAATATGTTACGTAGGTAGGTAGCAGCATTCGCTGCAGATGCCCCTGAAAGCGTCATTGCAGCAACAGAACCCGCTACCTCCTCAAACTTAACTCCTAACTGTGATGCAAACGGAACAACAGAACCTAACACCTTTGCATACTCAGAGGCTTCTCCTTTACCTTCTCGAACGGCTGCAACAAGGATGTCTAATGTTCTGGCTGCAGTAATATTCCCCTGCCCATAAGCATTCATAACTGACGTAACCAAATCAGCGACATCCTTTGTTTCACCTAAACCAGCTGCTGCAGCCTTGGCAGACTGATTAACAATATTTAAGGCTTCATTCGTTTTGAACCCTGACGAAGTGACATAGTACAAAGCATCAGCCAATGCGTTTGGAGCAAATCCAATGTTCTTAGCCATTGCTCGTATTTCTGAACTCCACCCTTCAACTTGATTCTTAGCAATCCCAACCAAGCCTATAATCTTAGTCATGCTATATTCAAACTCTTTATAGGCATTGAGTGCTGATTTACCAGCAGCAACTATAGGAACGGTTAATGTGGTGGTAGCTAACCAACCAAAACTTCTAAGTGCAAATATAGACCTTTCAATAGCCTGGGAAGTATCACCAAATGAAGATGCTGCAACAGTTCCTGCTTTCTTCATACCTTGCGCTGCAACATCTCCGGCCTCCTTGGAAGCGGCCCCGGCTTTCCTTGCTGACTTCTCAGCTCCTGCGTAACCAGAAGTTACTGCATTTAATTGAGCTTGTGTCTTACCCCATGAAGCAAGTAAATTCCGTTGAAAAGCCGTCATAGAAGCCTGGGCTCTTGCCAACCCAGTGGTGTTTACCATCAATGACGCGGTTAGGGTTCCTATATCCATAGCAATTTACTTTTCCTTTTTTGGTTCACCTGGTTTCCGTGCAGGTCGACGAATAGCCCTTCTTTTCTTATCAGTAGTGTTCTTCGCCACTGGTTTCTTCCTTGGATCGGGACGTTTACTAACTGACTTGGCTAATGCCATTAGAGCTTGTTTCATCTCTTCCACACTTTGTTTCCTTGCTATTTTCTTTTCTCCACTCCAATTAGGCATAAACTCCGTTGGTAAAACTTCCTTAGGAGTGTGTCCCTTCTTGGCATACAAACGACTCACAATGTTGACAATCAGTGAGTCTAGAACAGCAAAACTGTATTCATCCCTCCATTTTCCTATTGGATCGAGTTGATCGTGTGCTTCCCATTCTGTTACTTGAGCGGATGTCAACTGATCCAATAGGATGTCTGGATGGGGATATCCTAATTCTCTGCAGAGGCGGAAGTAGAATTGGCGACTTGGTCGCCGCTTGAGTTTTTTACAAGATTCTCCTTATCCTCTTCAGAGATTTTGTTTATCTTCTGTGCAACATTTACAATTCTTTCAAGCCGAGCTGCACTCATGTTCTGGCTTAAGGTTGGGTAATCCTCCGCTGCGAATATCATATTGCCCTGCTCATCACAAGCAGTACAAACGGCTAACTTCGCACGGAAGTCTTCCAGAGATTTTTCATACCCACCTTCTGCGTTCTTGTTCTCCTTTATTAGAGACTGTTCAAAGCGGTCACGTTCACGTCCTGTCATTTGACGAACGAAAACAAAATTGTCATTACCTAAATCGACTTTCACGATTTCGAGTTTCTCCTTAGCCAATAAGGCTTTTCTGTCAAGAAAATTTCCCATGATTAGTTAAAATTTAATTGTTAATTGTTAATAATAAAAGAACCTTGATTAGGTCAAATTCACGAATTCAAATTACTTACGGAGTTGCAGTTCCTCCTGAACTGATTTCAACTTTACCAGTTACCTGTATCGTAACGTCTGCGATGATCTTATCGTCTGCGGGGATCGTCAGAGGCAACTCAGTCACAAGACCTTCAAAGTCAAGTGAAGTACCTTCCACATCCGGCAGGTCGATCTGATAGTTCTGTGCAGTGTTACTTTCGAAGTCAGTCTTCATTAACTCGTATGTATCACGAGTGAAGTTCATTGCGAGTACAACAGTTCCTGCATTACGGAAACCTGTAATGAATTCCCTGTATCCTCCAGTAGAATCAAGTGAGGTTACATCAATTGTATCCCTCGACATACTCGGGCCGGTAATAGAGTTGATTTCGGCAACAGCTACCCATGCGGATCCGTTCCACCGATTAAACACTGTTCCTACACCAGCCACAGCATTACTTGCCATTTTTACCTCCTTTTTTAAACAGCTCTTCGCTGAATGTTAAAATTAATAATAAAGCGAGCATTATTGCTATCATCCCAATCCAACAGAGCGGGACCGTTGGAACAGTAGATAACGGTATATAAAGCCCCATTCCATGTCTCTTGTTTTTTGCCATGTAACAGGTCCTTTATTCCATTTGCCATAGTCCATCCATTCACATACGAACTATTTCTAACTCGTATTTGGATGGAGGGACGTTCATATCCCTGATTAGATAAACTTAAATCATGTGTATATCCAGGGGGATCAAATATGGTAACACAATTTCTAGGAGAGGCAGGCTCCTTTCCAATATGTAAATTACCACCAAATGTTAATCCTAATCCTCCGGCGACTAACATATCCTTTGTATCTTCACTGGGTGCGTTCATTTCTTTATCATTGCGTTATCCCTAATTATCTTTGCTATCTGCCATGTGCTTCTTTTAATAGCAGTTTCAAACCACTTAGGCCCTGACTGTGGTCTATGAAATTCCCTGTCAACCATTTCGTGTACAGCCATTGCATAGTTAGCCGTATAACCCATCATAACCATTAACTCAGGACTGATAGCACTTACCAACGCTTGAGCCTCAGCAATAGTATTGATATGGTCCTGAGACAATTCAGCCTTCCTTGGTCCTTTAAAATTACCAGTGCCTAAGGTACGTCCAAACTTATCTTTGACATTCACAGCAATACCTTTCTTCATTAACCCATTCCCTCCAATCATTGTTGAAGCTACCGTAAACCAACTGGCTCTCAAATTACCTAAATCAACTGGAGTAATTGGATAATTCCTTTCTGTTTCTCTACGAATAAATGCAGCAGCAAGTAAAAGTCCCTGCACAGTACCTCCTTCAATATTCAAGAGGGCTTTCTCAAGATTTGACAAAACAATATCAAATCCTTTTATACCTGAGTTTGGAAGTACTGATATTCCCATCTTCTTTAAGTTAAGAAAGGTGTCAAATATGCCTTACGTAGAAAGTCAGTGTCAGATCTTAGTGAAGGAGTTTTTTCATACCTTTTAATTAAATGTACCCCTTCTATCTGGGTAAGATCTACATCACCACTGCTTTCACCACTGCTTGAAAACAAGTCGTCCAAGGTTCCTAAAAACAATAATGCATTCTCTTCTAAGTCATGTTCTGTGAAAACTATTGCCCTGGACAAAAGTTCTTCTCCATTTGCCATTAGGATTATCTGTTGTACGTCTTCCCAACGACAATCAATCTCAATTGGATCATCATAGAGTTTACCTCCATATCCATCCTCTTGAGGATTACCCCAATAGACTGCCGTTTGATTTAGGCGTCTCCTTATGAAATCTTGAATACCCATTTCATTAATATTCAGATCTTGGAACTGCAAACATTGTGGCTGCTCTCTTGCCAGCTCTTGCTAATAGACCTGTCACGTCTAATGTCTTCACCATTTGTCCATATGGAGTGGAATCCAACATCTTCCCCCACTCTCCTGTATATGATACCTCGGCATCACCTAACCTTTCTTTACTTGCAACTCTATGTATGTCTGTGCAGGCTATCATGTGTGCCGTAAGCCATCTTTCAATTTCCTTAAGTATCGTTTCAGTCATGTCAGTATCGTACTCAAATACTTTATTAATAAAAGCATTCGCAGATACAATCAACCCGTCGATGACTGTCGTCGACATCTTACAGTTGTCCATTATCTGTAAAACTTCTGCTGAAGTAACTCTTACTGCCATTATATCCCCCTTTCTTTTTTACGACTTGTATTAAGTAACTCATCTGCCAAAGTTAATACCTGTGGTTTCCAAGGAAGTCCAATCCAATCTAAGGTTTCATATACCTGCCTATAATCTCCATTTACCATTCGTTCTGGCCATATCACCTTGCAATTTAATCCTTCGGATATCATTTCAATAAACTTCTCCTCGTATTTATGAACCATCCAAAGCCAACCATCCTTCTCAGTTTGAACTCCTACATTTGATAAATTCGTTTCATTCTTAAAGGCTGTCATATACCCTGTCTTGGTACAAGACTCAACGATATCTCCTGTACGCCTTCTTACAATTACCCACTTGGCACTTGGAAACGCATAGTTCCATATAGGCCATAAAAGACTTGCTCTTGAACTTTTGTACATCCACGTACCTTTTTCGTATCCTTCAACCATTAATTGCCCCAGAATTAACTTCTTCCAATTGGAAGGCAATGTATGAATACCATTAGGCAGTGGGAATTGCCCCATTGGATCATATCCATTAGATTCCAAGTAGGCAGATTCCACAAGTGATTGAATAGCTCCATTTTCATAAGAGCCTTTATGTAAAGACATATCCCCTCCAAATGCTCCACAGAGATTTATTACTCCTGCCACAATACTTGCACCACTGCGAGGTGCACCTGTAATTATTATGGGGGAATTGTCTTTCATATTTTATAATCATTTCGTACGAGCTCACGTTCTTTATTCTTCTCAGGTATCGGAACGACACGTACTTTCTGTTGTGAATGTCTTCGATACCACGCCAAATAATTATCACAATATCCTATCCTCAACCCTGCTTTCAAACATCTTAAATTAAATTCAAACTCTTCCATTACCCATAATGACTCATTCATTTTTCCCACCTTTTCAAATACCTCACGTTTATACATCAACGTTGCACTATGGATTACATTCTTTACCAACAAATCTTGCAATGTGGGAACCTTTATCCTAGGTATGTACTTTCCAGGAGCCCTACCAGCATTCATAAATATCTCGTATGCATTACCATGAATAAAATCAACATCTTGGCTCTCAAGTGCATATACTGAATCCTCAATACAGTTGTCTGTCAACATATCGTCCTCATGCAACCAACGAATATATTTACCAGTTGCCTGATCCAATACCTTATTAAAATTCTCTGGCCAATTTCCATCCCCTTTGCTCAATATAGTTTGAACTCCTTTAGGAATGCTGTCTTTTGCTTGCTGCAGCCAACCCCGATCCCTATTATAAGGTATTATTACCGTTACCTTTTCTTCTGCCCGCAATTGCCGTGCAAAATCCTTTTCCACGTATTGTTTTACCCACTCTATACTTTGTGCCCCTAAGATGCGAGGTTTACCATGAAAACATATTAAATTTGCATTGCTGGGAAGTGTATCCAACAACTTTCTGCTTCTTGGTTTAAAGTCAATTATTGTCTTGGTGAGATCTTGCCAATACATATCAGCCTTTACAACATTCCTCAAAAAGCCATCCATTCTTCTACCAATAGGAGCTTCTGGTTTAGCATTCCAAACTGTTCTTATTTTCTCAGAGTTTGCTGGAAACCAAACCAATCCGGTTGCCAATCGTCCCTTCTGCCAAAAGTCTTCGAGTGTGATAAACTTACTTTTATCTGTAATTAAATCAAAAATATTTTCTAAGGAATTAATTACCGCGGTATCCAAGTCCACATACAAAAAAGGTCTGTACTTTTCCATTTCAGGTGAATACAAATGCATACGAGCCCAAGTTCCTGGAAGTGTTGTTTTGAATGGAAGAAGTGTAAATCCTCCTAAATCCATGACATCAGTAGCCTTATCCCAAAGACAGTATATTTTTGGTAAGGTAGAAGACTTCCAATTCCCATTAATATGACGTACAATTAACTCAACGTCTTTAATGGAAAAGTCTCCTCCACTACGAAGAACCAACATTATGTTTTTATTCTCTTCCACAGTCTTTAAATATTTTATTCTTCCACCATCCAAACATTAACTGTTCCCAAACGGATTCCCAATCAAATTTATGTTCTTGATAAAAATCTTCTAACATTTCTTCTGACAACTCTTCCCAATCGTCTATCAACAAAACAGGAAGATGGGAATAGAACATCACATTAATGCACTTCTTCACAATTGGAATAGTTCCCAAATATAAGCATTCCCAAAATCTATGACAATCAATGCCACTACCCTCAGGGCATATCATAAATTTATGGTTGCAAACATTCTCAAGATATTGATCAAATCTTAATCCATTCTTACCATGAAATACAGTCATCCATTTTGCTTCTCCAAATAATTCGTAAGGACGTTGACGTTGTGCACGATTGTTCTTTATATTGTGATTCATGTACACCAACTTCTTATGAGGTAAAGGTTGTTTCAACATCTCTTCCATTTTTGCTCTCTTCCTCAATCCCTTCCACCAACGATTGTTTTCAAGTCCTATTGGCAAGGATTCTACCTTAGGATGATCTATATTTACATTTTGACTATACCAATGTAGAACATTTTCAGGTGGAACCCAGTCTGCAGGTTCATCTGCATTATGAGTTATAATATAAACCTTTGTCCCCATTAATTCAAGTATGTCAAAAAGTTGTTTGGCATAAAAGGTATGAGTATATATAATGTCACCATCCTTCAACTTTTTAAAATCTAAAGTATTTACAAGGTGACAATAGTCATCCCTATAACGAGTTGATGGTGCATATTTATAATCTGCAACATCTTCAAACTTCTCTCCTTGTAACCAATCTATCATTTTATCAATTCAATTATCTTGTTTTTTAATCTTCCAAAAGGATTCATCCATCCTATTGACCGCAAAAAGTTATCTTCAACGGCTGGCAGCATTTCATCATATGTATTTGAGTTAATATGATTGCATGCTTTTATAATCCCTCGCACACTATGCACTTGAAATATTCCATTAATATTGAAAAAGTCACCAATATTTGTACAACCATAATAAATAGGAACAGTCTTTGATTGAAAACAATCCAACAATTTCTCAGAGAAATAATTCTTTACGGAACAGTTTTCTATTGCTATATGAAACATCGAATCAAATAAAGGCTCCTTACTGGCTCCCAAAACAAGTTCGCCTTTGTACTCAACTTCTTTCCAAGGTATGAATTTGTGGGAATATTTCGCAGTCCCACTTAGGAAGAATCGTTTGTTTAAATAAATCAAATGTCTGTTCCTCCATAACTCATGACGTACAGCATACCCGTCCATGGTAGAATCCTTTTTCCCTCCAACTACCGTAGAAACTGAAAAGGTCTTCAATTTGGAAACATAATTATGAACCCAGGTATTTGGAAAATGAAACAACTGTGCTTTAGAATTGGACTCAAGTATATCTTCGTGGAAAGTTAATAGGTGTGTATATAAATGCATATTCTCTTTATTGACAGCCCACTTGTATAATATTCCTTTTCTAGGTTCTTCCAATATCACAATACGAATACCTCCCTCAGGGATCTTCTCCTGTGGAATTTGATCAATGTAAACCTCCACCTGTTTATTGGTATCAATGTCTACATTGATAGGGTATCCGTAATGAAATTGAACTTTCATGCTCTTGCTGTAATCACATCGTTTGGCACAAACCCATCTTCAAGTTTGATAATATAATTAGGATTAACCTTTAATAATTCGTTGTGAAGACTCTCAACACTAAATCCATGCTTATGTTGTTTCCAAAGTCTCATATCGTCAATCAATATTGAGTGTGTCTTAATTGAATGATCCCCAATAATCTCAAGTTCTTTCAACACCGTTGGATCTCCACTACCCATATGAGCGTCTAACCAAAAGGTAATAGGTTCATCAATAATAGAAATCAAGGCTCCTAACACCTTACGAGAATCTCCAAATATCATATGAACTCTAGGTTCTTTTAAATAACGATTGACACAATGGGAAAACCATTCCGTCTCAATCTCAATTGAATATACAATTTCAAAACCCTCATCCAATGCCTGTTGAATTCCATCTCCTCCACAGGCTCCTGTTTCAATAAAAATCCTATTTGGATATTTTGCGAATAAACCTTTACTTGCTGACATATTTTCTATTTTTATTATTCCATGAAACTTCCCAATGATGTACTGCATAGGAATAATCCTTTGCAAAACTTTTAGCATCGTTTGATGTAAACCTCATATTATTAGGGAAAGGATATAAATAACTGGTAGGTAATGCTACCACACCTTTCGTATATTTCGTAATAACTTCAAAAAACATCTTTGTAAAAAAGTAAGTACCAGTTGAATTAAATATTACCTTCCAACCTTTACTCGAGGTTGGCTGCATTGAATCAATTATTTTCAACAGTACTGGATGATTGGGAACACTTGCTATCAATCCAATATATAACTCTATGAATGCTGAATAACCAATCCCTGTTAAGAAATCCAAATACAACAAAGAATCAAAAGGTCTAAGGCATTCAAAATCTGTATCAACATATAATCCACCAAACTGATTTAATATGTGATACCTCAAATAATCCGACTTCTGTCCTAAATGTTCAATAGAATTAAACTCCTCACGTTTTGGAATAATAACTTCCCAAGTATTCTCATCAGTCCATAATTTATACTCCCAACTTGGATTCATTTCACTCCACGAACTCATCCACTTCTTATACTTCTCAGGAACCTCTCCACCAAGCCATATTTGATGAATCTTTTTTGGAAACCCAGGTTCTGCTCGATGTGCATTTGATGCAAAGATAAAGTTACGATAATACAAATCCTCCAGGATACTCCAACGGGGATCAGAATCTTTATAATTAACCAAATCACTGAAAAACTTGCTCATCTTACAAAGTCCTCCATTTTAATCCATTCCTTAGGATATCGGTACGTATCCGATAACTGTTCCGAATCATTAAGATAATGCTTAGGACGAATCACTTTTTTGTCAATATAGGTGTTCAATAATGCAGCCCACCAACTGTAAGTGCTATTGCTAATAATATTGTGTTTACAAAACCTCATCAATTCGAAGCACAAGTAATCTTCCATATCAACGAATGTAATTGTACGATTTGGAAAATACTGTTTTATGAATGTATTCTTACACCAAGGAATGTCGTCACTGAATATAAACAGATCCCCTTTCAACTCTTTTATTGCCGAGAAGTAATATTTCATAGGTAAATTAGAATACCCGCCTTTTCTCTGCATTAAATAATCTCCTCTCCTTATATGAACTGAAATAGATTCAGTACTCCAAATCTTCTCAGCCATTTCCATAAACTCCTCGGTATAATAACTTGTTTCAAGTTGAAACTCTTCACGAAGGGTAGGAATAATCTTTTCATAATAATCATAATACTGCCAATACCCATCAAAGTTATTATCATTCTTCATTTCAAATACCCCAGGATTATGCCCTACTCTTTTTTCATACACAATAGGATTCTTTGACTCAAATGGAGAAATAAGTAACCCTGTGACTTGAAATCTGTCCAATCGAAAAGGACGGGGATGCACGGCAAACTCCACACGATGAGGAACGTACCATGTGGTATCGTAACATACCATCTTACCTGTGTATGTTAAGACTTTACCAAAGGCATATTGGAACATTTGATTTCCCATTCCTCCTCTCATTTTAATTACGTTCATTCAAAAATTCTTTTACTGATGTTTTTCTAAATTGTGTAATCGCACTATTAGGAGACAAATTAATTATCTCAATACCAAACTGACTTGCGTCTGCCGCAATCTGATCAAATCCTCTTAGGTGTCTATTAAATGGTAATTTTCTAAGTCTTCTTTCGTCCGTGACTGCTCCTCTTTGATATACATTATGAAAATGTTGATACTTATCATCGTCGGCTAATTTCATATCAAATCCAAGAAGTACAATCCTCTTGGCCCCAGCCTGGGCAGCAACACTTATTGATGCAGCACCTGAATTAGAATTCCAACTAACATAACCTGGCCTCATGCTTATCCCTCTTGAATGCGCTCCATCCCTTTGGAAGTTCTTAACCCAAGGTTCTCGTATTGAATTACTATTGCAGGAAACCTTTAATCCAGGGAATTGTGATAGCTGCTGTTTAAATCTCAAGAAGAATCCTCCATCCCCAAAGAATACCATATCTATCCAATTCCCTATCATAAAAGCTACATTAATTCCAATCACATGCTTATCATGTATTGCTGCCATGAAAGGAGAAAATATACTTAAAGGAGCTTGACTTAGCTTTACCTTTTCAACAACCCCTTTGGGGATATCGAATTGCTCAGCCACTGATGGTCCTCCTCCTAGGATCCAAACATCCCCTCCTTCCCACATTCTGGGTACCTTCCAGTTCATTTCGACAAGGCGGCTAACATACTTTCAGCAATATTCTTTGGAAGAGGTTTATCATTGATGGTCTTCCAAATAGGTTCACCATCCTCATCCTCCCCTACCTGATACGAAACATCAAACAGGGTTTTACTCTTTCCCCTTGGCCGGATCACGTATTCGGTCTTGACTGCAGCAATCATAGGAGCCACTGTATCTTCTGCAGTAAGCTCTTCCAACGGAATAACCAAATCCCTGAATTGCTTAGGTATGTCACTGGGTTTGGCTCGGAACTTTTCACCAGGTTTAATTATCTTATGATTAAACCGTAAGGAACCCTTTCCTACTTTCTTCCACCAAATCTTTGCATCAGGATCAGGAACGGGAGGAGGAGCCTGTTGTGGTTCCACCTTCACTTCCTCTGGTAACTTGTCGACTTTTGGTTTGTCAACACTTGGTTTTCTTTCACGACGTTCCATATTCTTTATTCTTTTAAATTGATTAAAAATAGAGACTTGATTAGTCTTTTTTATTTATGCGAGATGTACAATTCCGCATCTACCATCCATATCAGAACGAATCTGAGGAACCTGAATGGTCATGATCTTGTATTTATTAACCATTCCACCTTCAGTACTCCACTGAACGTTCTGTAAATCCATTCCCCTTACAAGGCGGACGACATCAGGAGTCATCTGAACCATCAGGACATTGTGGGCAGCAAGAGTATCAATAACCTTGATCTCTTTAATTCCTCCAAGTTTCATAATCCTATCCCTTATGGTCATAATTGAACCACCAGATACGGAATAATCCTCATCCATAACAGTTTCATAATCTGTAGGAATATAGATTTTCCAAGGACCATGATAACGTGCAGCAATACTGGCTGCTTTCATTTCCTGGACATCCTGTAAAATCATGGCTCCGGTTGCTGCTGAGGCATTCCACTGAACTGACAGGTTCACCAGGTTACGATCTGGGAAATTAACATAACTGTAAATGGTATTCCTGTTCCTACTGTCTTTGTCACCAAAGCTGTAAGTGGTATCAGTGAAGAGCATATTTTCCATCTTTTCCAGCACTTTCCTTGCAGCACGTTCAGCTGAAGTGGTATCCAAAGGATTCCCCAGCTTCCGTGAAGCTTCCAATACCCTCGCATTGATTTCATAATCAACGTGAATGATCGGTATTGGTAAATAGTTGTGCTGGAATACAGGACGGTCATTAATACTCCTCGTCACAGCATCCATTGTCAGATCA